TCGCTCACCGCCTTCATGCTGCGGATGAGGAAGTACGCATCGTATCCGGGGTAGGTGGACTTGGGCAGGATCAGCGCACCGCTTTCGTACTGCTCCGAACACGCCTCGTAGCGGGGGCTTTCGTCAATCGAATCGTATGCGTACTGGCGGCTGTTCATCTGCTCCCGGTACTCCTTGCGGGTGACGCACATGGAACGGAACATATGCTCCGAAAGTTTGCGGGAGTGATCCACATACATTCCGACGCAGCGGGCGTTCAATCCCGTCCGCAGGGAGTCAAGCATGGTGCCGATGATGGCGTTGGGAATGTCGATCTCGTTGGCGGAACCATCGGAGTAGTGAACCGTCCCGAAGATTTCGTTGGTGACGCAGAGCCCGTGGTTGCTGTTGATGAACGCATGGCAGCAGGAACGATCTTCCGTGTAGATCCCACCGGGCTGACCATCGGTAACGACCATCAGGGTCGGGATCTGAATGTCGTTCGCCTCCACCCACTTCTTCATCACCTGACTGACGATGGCAACGGATTCCACGGTCGGAGTGCCACCGAAGGGAATGCAGCAGACACCAGTACCCGCGCAATACTGCTCCCACAAGCAGGCCAACAGGCGCTCCCGATCCGCAGCGGAGTCACGCGACGATGCGAGGTTGATGAGCCGCGCATCCCCGTAGTGGATGCTGTTGGGCTTGGGGTTCATGGCGACGAGGTTCACGGTCGGGCTGCGGAAGCCGTTGCCCCAAGTGTCATCCGGGTTCGCGTCCATGTACGCCTTGCGCTCCGCTTCCATCTGCGCCTCAAAGCCCCAATGCCCGAGGTTCGTGAAGCCGTAGACCTCAAACGGGATCTTGGCCTTCTCGCAGAACCACACCAACTGCAACACCTGATGGATGCAATTGCCGATGGTTGATCCCATCGACCCGGAGAAGTCGATGAGGAACATGATGCCGTGGTTCTTCCCGTCCTGCTTGATGATCTTGGAGAGGAAGATGTCATCGTGGGTGCGGTACTGGTGCAGGCGGTCAAGGTTGAGCATCCCCGTCTGCTTGGGGCGCTCACGGCGGATCTCGTCCGCTGCCTTGCGGCGCTCAAACTGCGCGACCAACTGACGGACGAACGCATCGGACTCCTTGACATACTTGCGGTAGCCGTCAAGGTCGATGTTGCGGTTCATGTGGTTGTAGATGCGCCCGTAGTTCTCGCGGATCTTGTCCGCGCTGATGATCGCTTTGCCGAAGTCAGCGAGGGGGCTGATCGTGATGTTGTCGATGGTGACAGTCTCGCCGTTCTTCCGGGCAAACGCGCCGCCCATGTTGGTCAGGTCGGTGCCACCGTCACCCTCTTGAGTCTCACCCTCCTCGTCGCCCTTGCCCTTGCCCTTGCCGTTCCCAATGTCCTGCGCTTCCGCCTCAAACCGCTGACGCGCCTTCTCCATCGACGGGTGGCCGTAGAGGAACTTGGCAAGTTCAAACGCCTGCTCAAAGGTTTCAACCCCGTCCACCAATTCGGCAATGTCCCGCTCCTCGTCGGTCAGCGGGATGGTGAGGAAGCCCGGAACGCCCCACTTGAAGTGGCCGTTCAGACGGGAGATCATGTCCACCTTGTTCCAATCCAACCCGGAAAGGTTGAAAAGATTCTTGTCGATGATCTCGCGGTAGCCCAAGAAGAAGTCGCGGCGCGTACCGGGGTACTTCACCTTCATCAACTTTTCGATGCGGACATCCTCAATCATGTTGCAGATGTGGTGCAGCAACTTCTCGTTGTATCCCTCTGCGGTCGCCGCCTCAAACAGACGGTTGGACACCTCGTAGGGAGTCCACAGCGCGTGGCTGATCTCATGCGCGACGAGCATGGTGCGGAGGGTGTCGGAGACATCCCACATGGGCATGACGAGGTGCCGCGCCTTGACATCGAACGAAGCAGTCTCCGCTTTCGGGTCGAACGCGAAGGTCAGGTTCTCGCTTGCGAGGGCACGGGCAAAGATGGAGAGAGAGGTGTTCATACGCATATGGTAGCACATATCGGGGGAAGCTGCAACCCACATAGTCGAAGTTTACAAGTTTTTTTGTGAGTCCGATAAGCTGGCCGGCAACTCCAGGCGCAGGTACGAGCTACTATCAGGGAGCGTCCTTAAAATTATTTCGTGTCCTGCGAGAATCAGCGGGTCCTTAGAGACCCGCTGATAGTAGTAATAAAAAACCCCGGATAAGAATCCGGGGGGAAAGGCTCCGTTCCTTTCCGTTCAACCTGGTGCTGCAGAACACCAAGCATTTCGGGAGCATTAGGCTAGCCGTCACCCAGAGGGTGTAGTTTAGCTCCAACGGATTTTATTCCTGCGAATGGGGAGGGGGGATGTTTAGTCCGCCCCTCCCCTCATGGCAACAGCTCAGACGGTTGCGGTGTTGTTGATGAGCGACGAGAGATCGTAGATCCCACGGCTCACGGCACTCGCGTACTCCTTGACAACCCAAGTCGGGATTCCCTTCATGTTGATGGACTGTGCCACAACCATGAGATCGGACTTCTTGAAGTTGCTGAAGTCTCCGTTCAGGTTTGCCTCTGCGTACTGCTTGGCAGCAGCGATGAAACGATTGCGCTTGTTCATGTACGGCATTGTTGGTTCCTCCTTTCTTTAGGCGTTGAGGGCGTAGTTGGTGTCAGGCGGATTCTGATTCGCCTGCTCTGCACGATAGGCTTCGGACGGGCCGAGGTTGTTCTTGTCCATCCCCTCCGGGGTCGGGAGGATCGTCGGGTCGATCTTGGTGTAGAGGGTGAAGAACGCCTCCTGCGTAGCACCGTCGAATCGCGTGAGCGTCAACTTGATCGCCTTCTGCTTGTCGTTGAAGATGGCGAACGCCTTGCAGACCTCCTCCAAGCGGCGGGTCGTGATGATGTCATCCAAGCCGCCCTCCTTGAAGCCCAAGCGGATCGTTTCCGCCCACTTGACGAGGTACTGCGCGAACTCCTTGTCCTCCTTGCCATACGCCTTCATCTTGCGGATGATGATGCGCGCTTCGATGTTGCGATCCGCGTACTCCTGCTCAAACCAATAGGAGAACCGATCCACGAACGCCTCGTTCAAGCAGCGGGTGCCGACGAACCGATCAGACTCGCCCTTGCCCTTCGTGTTGGCCGTGGCGACCACATTGAACCCCTGCGCGGGCTTGACGAAAACGCCGATCTTCTTGATGAAGATTCCCTTGCCCTCAAGCACGGGCTGAAGGCACATCATCCGCTCCGTCCCCAAGTCGATCTCGTCCAACAGCAGGACGGCACCGCGCTGCATGGCCTGAACCACGCCACCGTAGACGAACTTGGTTTCGCCGTTGATGAGTCGGAAGCCGCCGATGAGATCGTCCTCGTCGGTTTCGGCAGTGATGTTGACGCGGATGCACTCACGCCCGGTGTTGGCGCAGATCTGTTCGATCATCGTGGTCTTGCCGTTGCCCGACAGACCCGTGATGTAGACGGGCGCGAACTGCTTGGACGCGAGGATGGTGCTGATGTCATCGTAGTGGCCCCACGGAACGAAAGTGTCGTTCTTCATCGGGACGAGGGAGACATCGGGCATGGATGCGACGAGGTTGTAGTTGCTGCTGCTCATGTTCGTAATGGTATCACAAGTTTGGGGATCGGTCAAGGAACTTTCGGACGAATCTTCCATCCCGTCCGTTTCGATTTCCACGGAAACCATTTCCGGGATTCTGTATAGGCCGCGACCTGCGCGGCGGGACGGGTCTTGGACGAGCCAAGCAGGAAGGACGGTGTAGGCAGGCGCAGCGGAGTCACGGCAGGCGGTGATGCAATCGTCACGGCTGAAGATGGCATCGGCCACGCTGGTCGCTTCGCCTGCGATCTGCTTCAGGGCTGCGAGGAAGTTTGCCTTACGGTTGTCGATGTTGCTCATACGCATATGGTACGACATTTCCGGGGATGCTGCAACAAACTTCTTCGATATTTTTGAAGATTGTTTTGCGTCCGATAACCGGCACCAGGTCCCAAGTCCCAGAGCTACTATCAATCAACTCAGAATATTATTATTGTCCTTGCCGTCCATGCGAAAGATCAGCCAGCCTTAAGGCTGGCTGATAGTAGTAAAAGAATATAAAAGAACAGGGACTCCCCGAAGCGTGGGAGTCCCTGGTTATGAGAGGAAGCCTGGTAGCGGGTCAGGCTTCCGTGTTGTAGTAGGCGGTTGAGTTGTAGGGAGCCTTGTCCTTGCTCTGCGGCTTGGGAGCCACCTCAAGGGTGGAGATCCTGCGCTCAATGCCGTCGATGCGATTGCGGATGAACTCCATTTCCTCCTTGCCGTACTCCATGTTCCCACGCATATCGTCGTGGAGGGAACGCTGAAGTTCATGCATCCTGTTCATGATGTGGCGATACACCATGTACAGACCGAAAGAGACTGCGAGAATCCAACCGAAGTAAGATGTGTCGAAGGTCATTTCCATGTGTGTATTGTACCTCTTGTTCGGGGTTGTGTCAAGTGTCAGACGGAGAACTTCTCGCGGAGGTATGGGTTCAGGGTGCGGATGATCCAACCCATAACCCAATCCGGGTCTACCTCATGCTCATTGCCTTCCGAGTCATCGGCAATGGAAAAGAGAATGTCATCTGAGTCCGTGGACGCCAAGCCAGTCTTGGGATCCAGACGGACAGCAAACGACAGATCCATCTCAATGATGCCGAAGGGCTCTTCGACGCGGACGATGAGATCGTTGTTTTCGATCATGAACGATGAGAAGATCTGCGGGGCGAGATATTCTTCTTTTGGTAGTGCGATTGGCATGGTTATATTCTACTCTCTGTTTGGGGTTGTGTCAAATGGGAAGGGCGGGAGTTGCACCCACATATTCGCGCTTATAAGGCACGCGCTCTAACTACTTTTCAGCCACCTTCCCGAATCGCTAGTTGTACGGCTAGCGGTCAACCGTGCATTCGCAGAATGCCTCTGTGCGGTTTTTGATGTTTCCACCAAACACTCCTTATATAATATTCATGTGTGTCCTCACAGGGAATCCTGAAGTTCGCCAAGCATCCTGATGACCTTGTCAAGTCGATCCCCGATCTGATTCGGGGATAGCCTGCCTTCATCGACATCGTTCCAGATGTCGCAGACATAATCATCGATGCGAGTCAACTTTTCAGAGATCGTTTGGTTCTTGGTCTTGGTCTTGCTCATGGGTGTATTGTATCCTGTCTTTCGGGGTCTGTCAAGCGTTCCCGGTTGGATTCGAACCAACGACCTGCCGCTTAGAAGGCGGCTGCTCTATCCAACTGAGCTACGAGAACAAATGGGATTGGTGGGACTTGAACCCACAAGACTTTAAGGGTCGGCAGATTTTGAGTCTGCTGCGTATGCCGATTCCGCCACAATCCCGTAACACATTCTACCACAGATTCGGGGTGTCGTCAACAGAAAACTTTTTCTGAATTTTGTCGTAAAATTCAGAGTTCGCCGGGATCACCTGCTCATGCAGACGATCCACGTTCAGATGGTCGTTGATGTCCTCCTTGACATCGTAATAGGCATCGATGAGTTCCTTCGGTGGGTTGGCATTGCCTTCCAACCAATGTTCCATGATGGCCTCCATGACGATGGCGAGGCGATCATATGCCTGAAGGGTCTTGATGTAGTGAGATTCCGGAATGGGGTTCAGACCAAGTTCCTCATCAAGTTCTGCGAGGCGATCCATTGCCTTGTCCTGTTCTGTTTTGGGTTGGTTGAAACAATCCCAACCACGAACATTAGCAACTTCTTCGGACTTTTTTCCTGTATCAAGTCCTTGCCAAAGGCAAACCTCTTTCCGTGCTTCGTTGCGTTCCTTCATCAGACGCAGGACATCATCTTCCCATCGGTCTACTTGTTCCTCAAGGTAGGCGATCTTCTTCTTGAGTTGTTCGATCTCGTCGTTCATAATGCCTCCGGTGGGGTTCGAACCCACGACCAATAGATTAAAAGTCTACTGCGCTACCAGCTGCGCCACAGAGGCTCATCCCCCTATTATAACCGGGGGGACACGGTGCTGTCAAGTCACTCGTTGTCCTGCGGGTGATTGTCCATCTTGGGCGACCACTTTTCCTCTTCCGGGGAGGCGAATCGCTTGGACGATTCGATCCTCTCCGCAAGCACCATGCAGAAGGCTGCACCGATCAGATCGACGGTGGGCTTCTCGCCACGCTCAAGGGCAGCGTGAAGTTCCTGCGTCAGAAAGTCCAGCCCCTTCACGACCATCAGGCGCAGGGTCGGATCCCGGTACCACAAGGGACGCAGGCCCACCACCCGGATCAGGGCTTCCAACACCGCTTCCGGGGTCGGCTTGGCCAAGTTCATGGCGGGGTGGTTCTCGTCCGTGAAGAAGTTGTCGAAGTCGTTTTGCGGGTTCATGGCAGTTCGTTCTCCTTGCAAGTCTCAAAGATTCCGGTGACGAAGGCGTACTCTTCCTCCGTCAAGTCAAGCGGTTCGCACATCTTGGTGAGGATGCTCCACGCTGCGGACACCCGCGACAACTGATCGCGGTTCTCGTACCACATCGGGTTCTCGTCCGTGAACTTCCACATCGCATTGATGAGGTCGCTCACATTGGTCGTGGTTGGGTTCTTGGGTCGGTGCATGGTCACATGGTATCACATAGTTCGGGTTGCGTCAAGTAGTTTGCGTAGACATTCCTGTTGTTGTTCAGGTAGTTCACGACACGCTTGGCCATCTCCTCGTCAATCCCGTCCACGAACACCCGGATGGAAGTGAGGGCGAATCCTTGCTTGCAGTCGAACTGGGCCTCCGTTCGGGGAAAGTCACGGGCCACGAACGCATATGCCACGGCTCCCGTCACGATGCGAAGAATCTCCCGCTCACGCCTGCGCTTCCAGCTTTGGTTGGCGATTGGAGTGTGCAGGTACTTCATGCGAATGCAGATCATTCGAAGTCCTCCGGGTCAACGAACAGGGCAATGTCATCAGACCACTCATCGGGGAAGTCCGACAGGTACTTGGGCTCGTACTCATCAGCCTCGTAGTCCCCGATCATGCGGGTAGCCTCGTCACGCGAGTAGCCTTCATCCATGAGTTCACGGATGGCCTCCTCTCGGGTGATTTCCTCGGTCGCATCGTCGTAGGGGGTGTGATCCATGTGCGTAGTATAAGGGGTAGAGCTGGATACGTCAAGTGACATGGGCAAAGTTTTTGAAGTTTTTGTGTGCCGTCCGATGACCGGCTGAGTGCCGTCCAGGTCGCGGGGAGCTACTATCAGGCCCCGCACCATCCAAGGTCTTTGTACCATCCTAGTGTTCTGAGCCGCCTGATAGTAGTTCAGGCCCGCTGCAGCTCCTTCCGTGCCTCGCGCCTGTCCTTCCGAGGGCAGCGGCTCTTCTTTCCCCAAGTCTTGGAGCGGAGCCGCTGCCCTTCGCGGAAGGCGTCGTGTACGAACTTTGCCGGCCTGTGGTTCATGTCCGGATTATATTCTTTCTTTCCGGATGTGTCAAGCCCGTGAGCGAATGAACTTCAGGCCCCCAAGCAGGAAGGTGATCGCGTAGAGTTCAAGCAGGCATCCCACCGCACAGAACCCAAGCAGGATCTTCATGTGGTGGTGAGCAGCTTCGTAGGCGATCCATCCAAGCACTACGGGCATGAGCCACATGATGCCAAGCAGGACGGCGAACACGCCACGGTGAATCCCTGACTGATTGAGTTTGTCGAATAGCATGGGTTGATTGTATCTTGTCCGGGGGGTTGGGTCAAGCACCGACTTCAAGGTTTTCGATTTCTTCTTCCGTCTGCGACACCCGTTCGATTGCCTTGCGGACTCGCTCCTGAAGATTCTTGGAAGGGAAGTTTCGGGATGCGAGGATGTGCCGGATGTCTCGGCACAAGGTGATCGCAAGGCGGATGTTCGCCTGGGGCGATTCAGTTGTACGCATAGGGGTGCTCGTCCTCGCGGCGCTTGCGCTCCTTCTCCATCCGCTCCCCGATGAGCAGCCCGGTGAGGATGGAGTTCAGGCGATCTTCCAGTTGGCGCTTGCTCACGAATCCGGGGGTGATGCCGTGGCTTCCGCCATCGACCTCCTCGGCCAACTGCCAGCCTCCGTAGGCTCCCGTCAGGTAGAACTTCCTACCCGTCATCTTGCGGAGGTTTTCGACGCGGAGTTCAAGATCCTGCTTGGTGGTTCGGGTGGTCATGGGTGTATTGTACCGTTGGGGTGCGGATGTGTCAAGGCTTACTGATGCTCTTCCCACGCGAGGGCGTTCGATTCGTGGAAGGAAATCCAATGCTTTCCCTCCACATCCCATGCGGTGATGTAGTGGGGGTTCTCGGCCTTCACATACTGCGGACGCGCATCCTCGGGGATGTAGTCCTGATTGCGGGTGATGTAGCGCTCGGTGATCTCGCCGCTGATCTTGCGGAAGGCGACGAGGCAGACGGCCCCCGTGGAGAGGGAGGCGCGAAGTTCACGGGCGGTCTTGATTGCGGTGGTTGTCATGTGAGTATTGTATCCTGTGTTGGAGGTTGTGTCAAGGGTGTTGGGGGAGACTCCGCACCCTGGGAGTCTCCCCCGTCCCAACCACCCTAGTTGTTCGTGATCGCCTGATCCGCTGCGGCGCAGAATGCGTCGAACGCATCGTTGAAGTCTGCGAGCGTCGGCTCCATCGTCCGGAACAGGGCGAGGATCAGGTAGTTCCTCTCGCAGTCTCGGACGATCTCCATCAGCTCGGCGCTGCGGGAGTCGGTCGGGCTGTCGTTCACCCACTCGCGCAGGGCGGTGGCGTGGATGATGGTGTAGGAACGGATGCGATCCAATGCGGGGTTGGTGTTGGGATTGCTCATGGGTGTATGGTATCAGGTTCGGGGTGATGTGTCAATACGAAACGTATCGACGCTCTAGACGCTTCTTGCCGTGGGGGTTGACGGCCCACACACGGGCGCGGATCATGTAGGTGCTGCCGATGACCTCGGCATCAGCTCGGGTGAACACCTTCAGACGGCGGAAGTTTCCTTCGTTGTCCGTGCCGATGACGAGGTAGTGGCTGACGAGGTTTCTGGTGGAGAGAGAGGGCATGGTGGGATTGTACCTGGTTGGGGGTGATGAGTCAACCCTTCCGGTTGACGAGGATGGGGGTGATGACCTGACGGTAGAGGCCGATTCCAAACGGGATCAAGCAGACTGCGAGGATGCCAAGCATCCAAACGGGGTTGCGGTTCATCCACCGCTCAATCCCGCTGAAAGCAGGGGCATACTCAATCACGGCTGCGAGGGCCAAGAGGGACACGGCAGAGATGATGCAGAGGGTTTCGTTCTTCATGGGTGGATGGTATCAGGTTCGGGGTGATGTGTCAAGGGAAGGGAGAGGGGAACCGGGAACGCCCCGGCCCCCCTCCGTTCCTAGACCGTGGATCAGAACAGGACGAGGTCTTCGCTCTCCGCTGCTGCCGCAGCGTTGCACTCGTAGTACCCGCTCGGCCCGTTGTACGGGCGGTTCTGCGTGATCTGCCACCCGTTCAGGGTGAGGTGGCCGACGATCTTCAGGATGTCGGTGTGGAACAGGTTGGTCGCCCCGTGGCTGATCGAATCGAAGTGCGAGGGCTTGAACAGGTTGTCCTCGCAGTAGCGGATCCAAGCGTCCGATGCCGTCTGCGCCTTCGCGGGGTTGAACTTCAGCATCGTCCACCGCGAGTAGCGGGGCGTGTACGCGAACTCAACGATGGAGGGGTTCGTGGGGTGAGCGAGGCGGACGAGGGTGACGGGCTGCGTGTAGTCGGTCGGCATGGGTTCAGTCTCTTTGCCCCTATGGGGCGGTTGGGTGTTACGGTGATTGTACCGTATCGGGTGGGATGTGTCAAGCAAACGGTTTGAAGTTTCTGCGTCCTGTCCGGGGTTCGACCTGGTTGACCTGGGCTTGGGTGGGAGCCTAGCTCCGAACGAATCGGAGCAGGGACGAATCCTTTTCGGCTATCCCATGCACCCTTGGCTCAGTCTCCCCCGTACAGCTCACCGATGGGGGTTTCGTAGTTCTCGCGGATGTAGTTGTCCTCGGTCATCTGACGGTCGCGCTCTGCGTCCTCGCGCTCATCGTAGTAGGCGTTCATATCGGCCTCGCAGTCCTCGCACAACGAGGACACTTCGTTGAGGATGAGGGCACCGCAGGCGCGGCAGTTGCAGGGGTTGTCGGCGGGGGTGATGGTCATGGGAGGATTGTACCGTGAGAGGCGGGATGTGTCAACCTTAGTGGTTGACCTCCGGGCAGTCGCCGGGGATCGCCATGCCCACGACCTCGTCGGCGCGGCAGGAGCGGATGCCGCCCTTTGCGTGATCCCAGTAGACGATGTTGTCGCCCCACGGATCGTCGGACTTCCGCACCGCCTCAAGCGACCAACGATCACCGAAGGTGTCGATGAGCGTGGGGTTGCGCGTGGCGAGGCGCGTCACCACCTCGCCGCCCACCTTGCGGTAGGTCAGCTCGACCCACCCGTTGGCGAGGTAGGTCATGGCCTCGTCGTAGCGACGGGCGGTGTTGGCGGCGACGGGGAGGGCGATGGAGGAGCGGGTGGTGTGCATGGGAGGATTGTACCTGATGGGCGGGGATGTGTCAAGCGTTGGCGTTGGCCGCGTCGATGGCCGCATAGATGCGGTGCAGCCCCTGCGCGTTCTGTTCGATGATGTTCAGGACGGTGCAGGCAGGCAGCACGAACTGGAGCGGGGTGATCGTGCCTGCTGCGTTGTCAACGCCCGTGAGGAGAGCATTGCCGACGAGGTGCTGCTCGGTCATCAGGAACGCCCGGATGTTCTGACGGGGGTTCTCGCGCAGCAGCCCCTCGTCATCGACCCACACCGTGCAGTCGCCATCGACCATGTTGCGGAGGGACGCGGAGGGACGGACAACCGTAACGAGGTCGCAGCCGATGAGCGAGGCGAGGTTGCCGCAGTCGGTGTCGATTTCCACGGTGGTCATGGGGCGGGTGATATCAGCCGGGATGAGCAGGGCGGGGATCTTCATGGGACGGATTGTATCCGATGGTCGGGGATGTGTCAACCAATGGGGCCGGCAGAAATCTTGAAATCTTTCGACCATGTAGGTTGACACATCTGCCAGGGTGTGGTATCATTCGGGCATGACCAACACCCCCAACCGTGACTGCGACTGCGGATTCGATGATGACCGTGCCTGCCCGAACTGCTCAAACATGGAGGACATCGAACGCGACGCGGACAACGATGCGTTCGCTGACGCCTGCGGTCAGATGACCCGCGAGGACTGGGACGCGGACAACGACTGGCTGGCCAGTGCGGGATGGGGCGAGATGTGAAGAGCTGACTTGACAGATCCCCCGGAAGCCCGAGCCCTCACCCTAGTGGTGGGGGCTTGTGGTATGGTGAGAGGGGGGAGTCGATGTGTCAAGGTCCAGAACAGTGAAATGGGGCCCCCCTAGAAATCTTAAAGAATCGTCGGGCTAGCCACACACCCCTCAAAATTCTCAAATATTCTCAAATATTTTTGAATATTCTGGGTCCCTTTTTGGGTCCCTTCTTTGGAGTCCCTTCTGGAGTCCCAGAAAATTGGGTCCCATGTGAGGCTCTTTACGAGTCCCTTTTTGGGTCCCTTCCCACATCCCTATCCCTAAATACTAAAAAGGAAACTTTATGCTACAAAAATTTCAAAATTTTAAGAACAAGTACCTCACACTCCCTTGGATCACTCTCGGCCTCTGCGTCGTAATTTTGGTCGTCAATCTGGTCAAGGGTTGATATTTAAAACCCTTTCTATCGTGCTAGGATCGCTTATACGGCGTTCTTAGAATAAAAACGGGATTAGACCGGAATGGTATTTGATTTGTTTATATTGTCTTTTGCCCACAGTGGCTGTGTATTGGTGTAGTGAAAGCATTTTTTGATCTGTTCGGGATCTGTCAGGTCAAATGCTGTACATGGAATGATGTGATCTAGGTGCCAACCATGAACACCATAATTTTCCCAAGTCATTCCCTCTTGAAATTTTGACTCAATATAATCTTTGTAGTAACTTATTGAGCATCCCAGATAATCACGGTGTTGATCTTTTGTTGATTTTAATTTTCCTTCCAAAAATAGTTTTAAAATTTTTCTTACCTTTCTTCTAAATTTTTTGGATATATTGTACTGTTGATCTTCGTGATATCTTTTTTTCTGATAATTTCTTTTGTTAATGGCACATTGTTTTGATCTAGGATATTTTTTTTGACACTCCTTGCAAATTGACTTGTAACCATTCTTTCTATTACTTCTTTTATGAAAAGAGGTAGCCAACGGAAGTGTTCTCTTGCATTTATTGCAATATTTTACTTGGTCGCACATTTGGATCAAGTATATCTTTCAGTTTTTCAAAGTCAAGAATAATTCGGGCCCAACGAAAAACGGGTCCCTTTTGGGGGGACCCGTTTCTTCTTTTAAATCTTTGTATGATTAGATCAAAAATTTATTAATTTTCTCATTCAATAAATTTTTTCTAGATCCTGAATAACTTTCAAATGCTGGACGCAAGGTGGATGTTTTTATTCCGCCACTTGCTGAAACTTGTCCTTCCAATGGATCTGGTCTTGACATCAATTGCTTTGATGTTTCAACGGCAGCATCAAATGCCTTGCGGTTTCGTTGGTTGGCCATTTGAAGAGAAGAATCTGGAAGATAGGATTCAAAGGCGTAATCAACGTGGGCTGTATGGTGTCCGAACAATTCGTCAGGGTGAACAGCGCTTTCCACTCTGTGACCACCACCATTGTACCATTTTCTGTATGCGGCAACATCAGAATGTTCGACTGGATTTAATTTTTGGTTATATGGGTCCTGTTCTATGTGACCTATATGGTGGCCACCGGAATGTTGTGTTCGGCCAGAACGATCTTCTTGTTGTCCTGTAACCATATCATATCTTTTGTTGAACCCAGCGCGTTCGTCAGCATTAATCTCCCCTGATTTTTTAGACAATTGAGCAGCAATGTAACCCAAAGCGATATTTGCACCGTGTTTTGCATCAAAATCAGCAACTGCAGAGTCAACAAGTTTTCTTCTTTTTTCTAGTATTTTTCTGTTAGCATCATCCAATTTTGCAAATTCAGCTTCTGTATACGGTTTTTTTCTTTCTTTTAGTTCTTTGTGTGGATGTTTTTGTCTTGCAGCCTCGTCAGCACTAAATCTTACGTGTGATCTAAATCCTTCCAAATGACTGACAGCATCTTCTACAACTCTTGCAATGTTGGTTCTTTGTGGGTTATATTCACTTCCACCACTCTGCATCCAATCTGTTATTGCTCTTTCATGTTGAATTCTTCTTGGATCCCGTTCTCTGAATCTTTCCAAGGAATATTGTGCTTCTTCTTGCTTTCTTCCACCCCAATCACTTAGTGATTGTCCTGCTCCAGCAATTCCTTTTCCAATTTCACCAATTCCTCTTCCAATTTCACCAGCCATTCCACCTATTCCACTTTTGGCTCTAGTAATGCTATCAATTCCTTGGCCAACAATATCACCAACTTTGTAAAGTCCTCTGCGTAAAAGGTTTTCTTCCAAAACTTTTATTTGTTGTTGGCGTTGTTCGCAAAGATTCATGTAATGTTTTGTTAAGTAGTCCATAATTTTCCTATTTTATTAATATGGTTGTGACCCGGTGGTGGATCTTGAAGAAGACAAAGACAATGCATCTTGGAATCCTTTATGGAAGTGTGGATTCTTGAACATGTCTGGATGAGGTGTTACCGATTGAATTCTGGCCATGTCTTGACCATGGCGGTAGGCTTCCTCGTCAGTCATCTGGGCCAAAGGTTTTTTGTTGCTCCAAACTCTTTCGGCTACCGAAGATGGCTCTTCCATTTTTCTTTCTATGTCTGTGAGGTTTGCAAGCACTTGTAATCTTGATGTGTGTGCTCTATTTTGTTGGTCGTATGCGAGAGCAGCCTCGTTGCTTGATGCACCATAAGTTTGCACTGCTTGGGATGTTCTTCTTCCTGCTACTTCTACGGATTCCAAACCTCGTTCTTCTCTGGCCTGTGCTTTTAGTTGTTCTCTTCGAAGAAGGGCTGTATCTTTTGTTCGTAAGGCTGTTTTAAGACCAGCCTCAAGAAGATCAATTCTCCCTTGAAGTTGTTCACAAAGATTTTTGTAATAATTAGCCAAATAATCCATAAAAGTATTTATAAATATTCATATGAAGAACAAATCTTTGGAAGATACCATTCGTGCAGTGCATCAAAAGCATAAAAATCGTCCATCTCCTTTGCAATTTATTGATCCAGAGAAGCCAATGGCAATGTCTCCTCAGCAAGTAACGCCAAAAACTGACGCTAGAGGGGCATTGCTTCAAGATTTTAAACCACAAGAACACAGATTTCACTGAGTTTTTTCAATAAATATCATAGAATGGTTCATCGTTTCCAAAATATTTACGGAATCAGCTACGTTGTTGGGGGAAACATCAAAGACATTCAATCTGAAATGCAGAATCTTGTTCTTTCAGTGATGGAAGACAAAAAATTTCCATTCACTACCGTCTATGTAAAGATTCCAGTGTTTCTTTTTCAAAAATTTATGGCTGAAGTCAGAAGCGCTGACTTAAAGTATGAAGAAATGGAGACTCGTAAGGACATGTTCCTTATTAAGTTCTGATGGCAGAGCAAGTTCCAAACTTTGACAGGCAGTTTCAAGGAGAAGGATTTGAAAAATCCTTTGCTGGTGATTACGCGGGAAGTCAAGAACAAGAAAAAACATATGAAAGATTAAAAAGTCACGATCAAACTTACATCAAATACATTGAAAAGGCGTATGGATCATACGAACATTACCTAAGACACCATAAAATTGGTCAAACTTCAACTATATATGACCCTTCGGTCGATTATATCATGGATGTTACTGTTATAACAGAGGACGCATCATACAAAACAGACCACATTTCACCGCAAGAAGTCATAATGGAAGCACTTTCTGGTGTTTGCACAGTCATTTTCATGAAAATAGATGGCTCTGTTGGAAGAATTACCGGAACACTTGATCGTTCTGCAATGCCTACAAGCGAATATCAGACAAGATTGAACTTTTTCAGTCCGTTGAAGGGTGACAGGGTTGTTGTTTGGGACATTGACAAACAAGGATGGCGTTCTTTCTACATGGACCGTGTTATCAAGTTTGTTCGTGATGACACAATCGAACTTGAATAAATAGTTTTGTGCCATCCGATGATTCCCAAAGCATTACTCACCTTCATGCTGTTCTCTTCAGAGAATCGAAGATCATTCTTTCGAAATATGAGGATTATCTTCGGGGTAAAATTACGTCCAAAGAACTAGCACAGAAGATGTTGAATCTTCGGGACGCAATAATGAGAATCGAAAACTACGACAAATAATTGACAGATCTGTTTTGAGTGATATATTTTGAAAAATGATTGTCAACTACGAACCCAAATTGGATTATTCCGATGTGCTTATCGTGCCATCGCTTTCGGATGTTAAGTCTCGCAAAGAAGTGAATCTTGAAGTGGAGACCACATTTAAGTGTGGATCTTCTTGGAGAGGAATTCCAATCATGGCAGCAAACATGTCAACAGTTGGAACTCACAAGATGGCAGAGGTTCTTGCGGAGTACAAAATGATCACTTGCCTTCGCAAGGGTGGAAATTATTATTCTGCTTTTGTGAATATGCATCCTGAAAAAGAACCCTATGTTTCTTTGACTCTTGGATTGGATTCCGACAGCAAACTGTTCGTTGATACATCCGAGATTCATGACCCGACTTTCATTTGCCTTGATGTGGCAAATGGTTACATGACGGAGTTTCATAACTTTACAAGAAAGGTGAGAGAGAAATGGCCCAAGTCAATATTGATTGCAGGGAATGTTGTGACCCCAGAGGGGGTAGAGGCGTTGTCAACGGCTGGCGCAGACCTAGTAAAAGTGGGAATCGGCTCGGGATCGATGTGTCTGACCCGGCGAGTGGCAGGGGTGGGATATCCCCAACTCTCCGCAGTGCTAGAGTGTGTGGAAACAGCCGAAGCATACGGTATTGGGATCGTTGCTGACGGCGGAATAAATTATCCCGGTGACTTTGCAAAAGCATTTGTCGCTGGTTCGGCTTTCGTCATGGCTGGTGGGATGTTCACTGGCCATGACGAGTGTGGTGGAGAGATTCGACACAAGGAGCATGGAGAGCTCACAATGTTGCATTATGGAATGAGCAGTCGAACTGCGAATGAAAAATACAGCGGTGGGCTTTCCGATTATCGTGCATCCGAAGGACGCACTGTGGAGGTCCCATATCGTGGATCTGTACGCAATACGGTACAAGAAATTTTTGGTGGTATTCGCTCGGCTTGTTCTTATGTTGGCGCTTTTGACTTGCCTTCTCTGTATTCCAATGGTAAACTAATCAAAGTCAATCGCACCATTAACAGCATTTTTGAGACCAACGAAGTATGAATATTTTTGTTCTTGATCCTGACGCAGCAACTTCTGCTCGCATGATGTGTAACAAACACGTCGTAAAAATGATTTTAGAATCTTGTCAGTTGCTTTCAACTGCTCACCATGTTCTTGACGGTGAGCCAGTTATGACCAAAGGCAAGAAGAAAGAATACAAGACATTCAGCAACGGCAACACAAACATTTGTCGTTGCACTATGATCAACCATCCTTGCACCATCTGGGCAAGAGAAACCCGTGCAAATTATCTTTGGTTGTGGAAGCATGCACACGCTCTATGCAAAGAATACACTCGTCGTTATGGCAAAGTGCATGTCATGGAAAAAATGCTCATGGATGAACTTTATGATCCGCCTGCGAACATTACTAAAGGCAAACTTACTCCGTTTGCTCAGGCCATGCCAGATCAGTATCGAAATTCAGATGCCGTTATTGCTTATCGCAATTATTACATCAACGAGAAGGCGCGGTTTGCGAAGTGGAAGAACTGCGAGGTGCCTGAGTGGTTTGAGTTGAAGCAGCCTGACTTTTTGCTCTACGCTGACCTTCCCTTCTGATTGCATCAGATAGATTTTTCATTCTGTTTGCAATTCCAGTTTCATCACGAACAGATTCTCTGTAATCTTTAGCATTCAAATATTCTTGTGCAGCGTCTTCAAATCGTCCTGCACGAAGATGTTGCATTGCTTTTGGAGATTTGCCTGTCATTCCTCTGAATGTTTCTGAAGCAAGTTCTGCTTGCAGTTCTGGTGAATAATTTTCAAAATCAGGTGCTAATTTTTTAACAGTTGGCAATCTTGATTCGACATCTATTCTCAGCAAACTTTCTGCTTCTTCTGGAGTCATTCGGTCTTGGCTTGCCAAAATTCTACTAACACGATTGGGGTCTTTGATTGCTTTGCCAATAATTGCTGGAGAATTTTTTGTAATTAAATGACCATGTCCTATGGTATCCAAACCTTTGCTGTCTTTATAGACACCCAATATTTTTTCTTCATTGCCTGCAGATTCATATTCTCTGATAATTTTGCAGATACCGTTTACATCGCATTTTATTTGTTGATTTTCTATTAGGTATTCTTTGAAAGATTTCATAGTATTAATGCTTGCTAAAAGTAGGATAAGTAGTATAGTTCTCATTAACAAAAGGATTCACATGAACGTAAAAGTATTTAGACTTGTATCAGGCGAAGAGATCTTAGCACGCTACGAAATGACTGACAGCCATGTCACCCTCAAGGATCCAGCAATTTTGGTTCCAGTGGGTCAGGGCCAAATCGGTCTAATGCCATGGATGATGTACACCAAGGCAAAGAATGGCGTACAAGTTCCTCTGTCATTCATTGCTTTCAGCATTGAGCCTCTTGACGAACTCAAGACGCAGTATGACAATTCCTTGAACAAGGGAATCGCCACGCCCAGCGGGAGCCTGAAGGGTCCTGAGCTGAAGCTGACGAAGTGATGAATGAACATTGATACTGTAATCCAAAATTACATGCCCATTGCCAAGCCGCTTTCGATGGCAATGGAAAGACAGAAGAAGCACATTTCACTAGTAATTTACAAGCGCAAAGTTATCGCGGTGGGTCAGAATGTTTTTAAGACCCACCCCGATACTTTGCGCTTGGGTTATAGGTGCTCCGATATGCATTCGGAATTGGATGCATATCGAAAAGTTCCAAAGAATCTTCGTGGTGAAAAGTTGATTCTTTTGAATTTTAGATTCAATAGATTTGGAAACTTTAGAAACTCAAAGCCATGTTGTGTTTGCACAAAGTGGTGTGAGGAAGTATTCCACAAAATTTATTACACCATGGATGATGGTATACATACGATATAAATAATCTGTAAGTGTAAGGATTATTGTATGCCAACAAAAGCTTGTTGTTGTGGTAAAGGACATTGGATAGCAATACCCTGTAGATATTGGGGTACTAAATTTTTTGGTGGTTATAATGACGATGGCTTTACTGGTTTTGCTGGTAATGCCTCAATGTCCCAAATAGAACAACTTTTAAAAAACAATCCTGCTTTAGGGATTTGTGGTCCTTTTGGTATATTGCATCCATATTTTCCCTTTCCAGATTTTGATTTTGGTTATACAAGTGTTCCAATTAAAATTAAAGGAATAAGTTGTGCTGATCAAAGTTCTGGAGGTGCATTTGGTAGTTACAATGGTGGATTTGGTGGCTGCATTCAGCAAAAATGTTATGATTTAATTTTAGATGAAGAAAGAGGATTGCTTTACAAAGCATGGGGTGCTGGGGGTGGTGGAAAAATCATAAACCTTCCCGGAGGCAATGGAGCGTATACCCAAAAAAGAGGACCATACAATAAAAATTATGTTGCCTGTGTTGGCTTTGGTGGATTGGGTGCAAATACCACCAGAAGCGTAACTGGATGGACTGGAAATATTTCCACCGTCCCCGGTGGTGGTGGACAAGGATTTGGTTCATGGGGTGGTGGTGCTGCTTTTGTTTCTGAGAATATGATGCAACCACAAAGTGCATTTTTAATTGCTGGTGGAGGTGGTGGTGCAGGAAACGACAGCAGTGGTGGAGGTCATGGTGGAGTTACTGCAGGAAAAAAAGCAAACGGACCAGATGGGGGATTTGGTGGAAATCAAACACAGGGTGGTTGTGGTGGATGTGGTGCCCAAAGTGGAATAGTATCTAGTGGTGGACGTGGATCTATTGTTGGTGGCGGTGGTGGTGGCGGTGGATTGAGAGGTGGTGGAGGTGGAGGAAAAACGGGATTTGGTGGAGGTGGTGGAAGCAGCACCATAGATCCTTTGGCAAGGTCAGGAACTGATAATGGTCCACCAAATATGTGTGATCCTATGTATTGGACCACTGATGTTTCAAGCATTGGGGGGTTGGAGCAAATAAATGGAGTGGTTGGTTATGTTCCTAAAAATAATTCAGAAAATGGAATGCCCGGAAAAATTGCCATTCAATTTGCTGCATTACGATGTCCCTGTAATGAATCTCTTTCAGAGATTCCAGATAAAACCTATATTTGTTTGACTGATGAGCAGGCTGGATATATCTGTGATAAAATAAACAATTGTTGCGGAACATGTGGTTCATGTGGTGCATCTGGTTATTATCCGTGTGGTGGATCGTCTTTAATTGGATTTGATACAGTTATAGATGGAAGGGGTACAACGGGAGCAGTAAATAGAGGTAGTTCGGGTCCTGCAAAAGACTTTCCAATCGGTGGAGGGTGTGGTGGTGCTTGGGTTGGTGCATTTGTTTGCACTGGTGTCTGTGGATCTTGTGGTCCTTCTGGTTTTACTTTACCAAACGAAACACCAACAGGAGAAGTTCAAGAAGTAAAATACAGAACATTTAAGTATGACGGAGAATTGTATTATCTTTCTTATCAGTGTGGTGTTTTGTGTGATCCCGACTACTTGGTTCCCGAGGATGCAGTATTTACAGATATTGGTTGCAGACCTTATGCGGATTGTTGCAAAGGTTTGTATGCTCTGCCTATATGCGAAATTACAAATGAAGATGACAAAATAATTAATTGCTTTAACGTAAACAATTGTCCTTGCCAACCTGTTCAAATTTGTCCCGAACCATTTATTTCTTGTCAAAATCCAGATGATTATCCAGACATATTTTATACAAAGAAAGACAATTGGTACTACTTAGTTTGGAAAACTTCTTTATGGGAACCTTTTGGTGATCAATTTTATAACAGAGGTTCGATAGGAGAAGTAATATTAGAAAATCCATGTGATTCTTGTTCTAATCCATTTGGCGATGGACCACAAAACAATGATTGTGAAAATCAAGAAGGTGGAACAAATCCTGAAAACAATACTGGTGGCCAAGGAAATCCTCCAAATTGTTGCGTGGAAGTTCGTGAATATTGGAGTGGAACATCACCATACAGGGCTACAGTTGATGTAAGCATTTCTTTTAATGGTAGATTACCATTTGATGCTGGTTGTAACAAAATTGAACTATGTGATTGTGATTTTGATGGCTCCTATAGTGACAGTGCTTCTTATAATGTGACTTATTTAGATCCCAATACTGGAACATATACAGAATCCAGAGATAGTGGAAATTGTGACTTACCACCAGTACCTGGATGTTTTAATCCACCAACTACACCCGGTTCTCCGACTTTCTTTTTATACTGCCCATTTCCAATAGATAATTTTGGAAATAATTTTTCATTTAATAATGAAGGCTCGGCTGGTATTGGTGGTTTAGCAGGTTCTGGGTGGGCTGAGGGTTGTTTTGATTATATTGCTTCATGTGGAATAGTCCCAGATATAACGGGAATACCAGATGCTTCAGCAATAAATGAAAGAACATTTAGAGATCCTGGTTATTCTATTGTGGCTGAATGTGTTGTAGTTGATCCAGATAATCCTGGTTGTGTACCATATAGTTCAATTCCGGCAGGATATATACCAATTTATAGAGAATATGGAGACTTTGGACCGGGTTGTGAAAATGATACAGGAGAACCTTCTAATGAAGGTCCACGAATTATTGCAGCAGGGTGTCGGTTAAGTACTTATGTTCAAAAACTCAATCAATATTCTGGTGGCAAATATGTTGCAACACAATTAGGACCAGACAGTTATTGGATTGGTGGAAAAAGAAGTTTGGACAATAATATTCCGGGTGATGTTTTTATTTCTGCTGAATATAATACATCTTTTATACCACAAGGAAATAAGATTATTCAAAGAGAAGAAATGATTGTATATTTTGCTTCCCAGTTACATTCTATCACAGTATATTATCAAGGAAAACCTTTACCAAAATGTTGTGTAGAACAACCATGTATGGCTTGGGGACAAAGTGGATGTGGTTTGGCTCGTCCACTGTCATATGCATGCGATCCTGTTCCGGGTCCATGTGAAGTTATTGAAAGAAATGTGGTTAGAACTTGGAGAACTTTGCAACAATTTGAGGAAAATCCAAACGTAACAATGGTAAATCCAAGATGTTGGATCTGTTCGGATGGATTTATTTGCCCTGAAATGTATGATGATTATGATGGTTCACAAACTTGCACAATAACATTAACGTAAGAATTATATGAAAGATGATTTATTTTTAAATGATCGTTATGATTGCAACAACAATCGTATTTTTAAAAGAAAAATCAACTGTATTCACTGGAGTCAAGAATCATCTGGTTGTTCGGTTTCTTGTTCTTTAAAGAATATCAATCCAAAGGATTTGGATTGTTATATGTGCAAGGAAAGAAGCAAAATCCCAAATGCGCAACTACCACAGCAAATAACAATAGAAAATACAAAAAAATACATAAAAGCTGAAACATCACAGATGATTCAAGGCAAAGTTAGTGAAGAGGTTTTTGAAAAAAGAAAACAAATATGCATGTCTTGTGAGAAAAGACAAAATATAAATCCAGAAACAGAATCAATCGGTTGGTGTAACGCATGTGGTTGTGGTTGGAAAACCAGGGCTGCTTTATCACAAAAACTATACATACCAACTATTTCCTGTCCATTGAAAAAATTTGGTCCAGAATTGGGTTCAGGATTTAACTTAAAATCCGCTACTGAAAGCATTTCGGGACTAGTTACATCAATAAAAGAAACATTAAATTCAAATGATAAATAATTTTAAAGGTATATCAAATGTCTTGCATTAAAGTACTAATGAACTTCCAAAACGAAATCAAACTCCATCATTGGGGTACGCCTTCTTATGCCGAGCATATGGCTCTCGGTCAACTATATGAAGCCTTGGATCCAATGATTGACAACTTTGCCGAGACTTATTTTGGTGTTCATGGAAAAGACGATATTAAGGAAGTCACGGATTTGCGTCTGAACGGACCGTCCAGAATCTCTACAAACTCCGTATTAAATTCGTTTGAAGATTATCTAAACCAAGAACTTCCCAAAGAAACCAACCATTCCTCGTTGTTAAATATTAAGGACGAGATGCTTGCGTTGGTACAAAAGACCAAGTATCTCCTCACACTGTCGTAAGGAGACAATCATGAAAATCCCTGAGCTAGTTTATGAAGTACGAAACTTGGCTCGCAAAGAAGAAGATCCTGTAAAGCGGGATCTTTTTTATCAATGCGCCAAGTCATTGGAGATTCTTGGGAACATCGCAAAGATTGCAGATCTTGCAGTTGCCGAACACAATGCTGCAGAAGCACCAGCACAAAATAGAGATGATGAAGTTAAGTGGTGTATTGACGATGTGACACTAAAAATGCTTGATGAACATTTGGATGCTTTGGTTCACTACAAGTTTTTGGCCGAAGACGACAGATGGCCTTACGGCGATCAACCGTTCAAAAAGTTTGTGTCGAAGTATCTGAAGTCTCAGATAGTGAATGATTCCAACATAGAATAAATTTTTGGTGGAATGCTGCGGTGACTCAAGACTGCCATCGATGATGGCATTACTTTAAGCACCAAGGGACTCCTATAAGGGCTCTTCTTGTAGGCGTAGAACTTACGAGTCTTCTCCATCAAGAAGTGACTATAGATATAGCAGTTGGCTCTCTTGGCATAGAGTTTGGTATCTATTTCAAGATTGAACTTTTTAATCATTCGAATTGCTCGTTTTTCACAATCACGTTCCATAGAACGAACTATAAAAAATGCCTTGCGAAGTTTTTCTTGATCAAAATTTTGACCAGAAAACCATGCATCAACCATCAAAATTGCTTTGTCGGATTTGATGTAAATTTTTGAGTTGCTGATATATTGCAAAAAGTGGCAATATTCATGGACCAAAGTTTCCAAAAAATTTGTTCCATGTCTTGCAATTTTGATGATTTTTTCTTTATCTGAAAAATAACCTTCGCAACGGTAGCCACCACAATTTAACAATTTTCCACGACCTATTACTAGCCGCATGCCGTACTGTGCCAGATGATCTTTCACATGACTGACAAACTGATGGTTCCTAGTGTTCATAGGTGACTCCTCAGTCCATATTATTTAGGGAATTCCTTGACAGTCAAGGATTAGGGTGTATAGTTTAGCAACTTCTTAAGAAAGGAATGTTTTATGGAAATTACTACAGTTGATCGTCCGACGAAGATTCAGAGAGTGTTTGATTTCATGCGTTCCGGTTCGCCTCTTACGGCTGGCGTGGCTCGTAAGCGCTTCCGTGTGCAGAACATGCGTGCAACGATGCACGATCTGCGCGAGGCATTTGACCGCTTCGACATGAACTACACCGTGATCCGAGAGGTCCGCAATGGCCGCTCCTATTACCGTGTGATGCGAAACAGAACTCGCTAAATTTTTGATAGTAGTTGTTGGACTAAAAAACCCCGAGCAATCGGGGTTTTTTATTTTAAATGTTGAATACCATAGTAAGAGTTGTAAATCCTACTAATTTACAATAAAGTGTTCTGGGAACATCTTGATTATTTTTGATCAATACATACGATTGATCGTATCCAGGTTTACCTGATATATACATGCTTGTAGTAAGAGGAATGGTATAGTTTGGATCGATATAAATTTGAAAATCCCACCCCTGCAATGATGCATGGCTCAAATCTATTTTGAGACCGACTGAAACAGAAAAAGAAAGTCTTGAGGCGCTTTGTGGAGTTCCAGTTAAGAGTCTTTGTGTAAAGACTCCGTAAGAAGTTGTTGGTATTATACTTGTAGCGACATTTCTTGATATTTGATTGATAAACAAAAATACGTTATTATCAAATAATAAATTTGACTGAACTCCATCTGTAGAAATATTTTCTCCATAAATGTCATTCGGACAAGTTTCACATTGTACCCAGTAACCAGAGTAAGTAGAACCTAAAATTTGTTTTCTTAAAAAAGTTTGATAATAATTTTGATTTTCATAACATTCTATTAATTTATTTGATTCATCATGAATTCTGTAAATACCTAAAACACTTTCTGGTTGTTGTATTTCCTCTACACTTGATGAACCACGAATATAATGTTTAATCAAAGTTGTATTATTAATCAATGATTGTGATGTAACGCCACTCAAGATATACAATAATTCTTGTTCATCTTTTAGTGTGACTGTTCCGGAAACCTGTAATCTTCCATAGTTAATTCCAGTAGCACCGGAAAAATCTATGTATTCCTCAAAGCCCAACTCATTTCCCAAAATTCCCATGGTTTTAAAACTTGTATGGGTTACATTTGGTAAACTATTTAAAATATAATTTGCTGTATATCCTGTTGTATTAGTAAATGTATACTGTGGTGATTTTAAAAAGTTTTCTTTGTCAAAAAAATTATAATTTGTTCCGGGTGTCATTCCAGAAACAATATTTGCAATTACAATTTTTCCATTGTTTAGTGTGCTTTGAAAAGTTAATGTTCCACCTAGATTGAATTTATTATCGGTTTTTGGATCAAAATAATTTGTATCTTGAAAGTAAAAGGTATTTCCTACTGCAATTTTTCCAAAGGTTCTTTTTAAATAAACAACATCAGAAGTGTCATATGAATGTGAATAATCCAAATAACATGTTTGACCATTAATTAAAATGTTTGGGGATGATTGAATCCAACCTTTTGTAAAAATTGGATCATAAGTGTTGCCTTCAACAATGAGGCCATAATTTTTATATGTTCTTACATTGTTAAGGGTATTATTAAAAGGCATTTCACGAAGCCATGTAAGTTATTGTTTGTGTTCCGCTTGCAGCAACCATGTAGAAGTTATTTGTATTGGTTATTGACACGAATACTTGGTCGCCCGGATCCAAAGCAATTCCGTTAGCAATGAGTGCTGAAGATGTGGCGGTATTTCCAAGATAGACAAAATCTGTATTTGTTGAAAGTGCTTTGAAATTAATTCCACTTTGGCAAGTAAATCCAGATGAATCAATTTGTTGAGGAGTTGAAAAAACTGAAGAAACTCTACCAGTCTTTATTGTTGTAGGTCTTGCTGCCCCAACAGTTGAAAGATTAGTATTCAATGCCCCGATTGCGGCGCATATTCCTGAAAGACTAGAAAGAATATTTGTGTCGTTGACTGTAACAGTATTTTGAACTTGTACTCGGACATTATCACCACCGCTCATCCCTTGAACACGCAGACCATTATTTGGAGAGTCGTTTGTTACACCAACAGTTGGATTTACTGTTACATTAATTGTTGCACCAATTATATTGGTATAAAAAGGATTACTTACAGTTCCTTTTTCTGTTCCAGTTGAATCTACAAAATTAGCATAAACATAAGTTATGCCATTTGGACCCCAAACAGAAATAGAATCCTTGGTTCTTGATAGCGGTGTCCCACCTGTAATTTCTACTTGATAACCACTTGAAGTTCTGACATAAACAGGTGCAGATGTGATTCCTGTTGCATATACGGTTCCACTCACGGTTACCGGAGTTCCACCGGGAATACCTTGTACGGCCCCACAGAAGCCCACTAGATTGGCTGTAATACCTCCTCCAATAACACTGACAGGAAGACCGTTGGAGTTGCTTACGATGGATACGGAGCCAGTAGGCCCATATGCCAACTTCATGTATTGGAAGTGAGAGGTTGCCCCAGAGAACACAATTGCGTCTGTTGCTACATTGAAGGTGTTTCCACCTGATTCAATTAATACGTTTGGGTCTGAGTCAAATGCCATTTTTGTTCCTTAAAGTGGTATAAATAGTTCTAGAATATTTAGATGGATTCAATTATTGCTTTTTTATTAATTCGACATATAGTATAAACATGTATATAGACGACACAGCAAAGGAAAAATTTTCAAACAAGGTGATAGAGCGAACTTTAAGCACCAATCTGTCGTTTATGGATTGTGTACTTGAACTGGCAGATGAAATGAGTCTTGATCCTATTGCTGCTGGCAAACTTTTGACAAAGCCTCTTGTTGAGAAGATTGAACAGGAAGCCAAAAATTTGCATCTATTGAAAAAAAACAAAAACAAAAAACTTCCAGTTGACTGACCTGGAGTTGCTTGTATAATTCGTCAGTCATTTAGGCCAAGGTAGATCCTTGGGGAAAGAACAGTATGGGAAATTTTTCAGATTTTAAAAAGAAGAGTAAGAACTCGGTCGCACAACTTTCTGAGCGTTTGGAGAAGATGAACGCAAAGGAAAGTTACAAGGATGAACGGATTTGGAAGCCGGGAATCGACAAGGCTGGAAACGGATACGCTGTTATCCGCTTTCTTCCCGAAGTCGAAGGAGAGGAGACTCCCTTCGTGGCTGTCTATAGCCACACCTTTAAGGGCAAGGGTGGGTGGTTCTACGAGAACTGCCCTACTACGATTGGCGAGAAATGCCCAGTCTGTGCCGCAAACACAGAACTGTGGAACAGTGGTATCGAAGACGACAAGAACATTGCTCGTCAGAGAAAGCGCAAGTTGACCTATATTTCCAATATCTTGGTCGTTGAAGATCCTGCAAACCCCGAGAACAAGGGCAAGGTCTTCCTCTACCAGTATGGAACGAAGATCTTCCAGAAGATTCAGAGCCTCGCCCATCCCGAGTTTCAGGATGAGGTTGCGGTTGATCCGTTCAACTTCTGGACAGGTGCGGATTTTAAGATCAAGATCCGTAATGTCGGTGGGTATGTAAACTATGATCGCAGCGAGTTTGCAACCCCTGCACCACTTCTTGGTGGTGATGACAAGAAACTTGAGGAACTATGGAAGAAGCAATATCCCCTCAAGCCGTTTGTGGACAAGAGCCAGTTCAAGAGCTTTGATGAACTGAACGCTAGGTTCAAGAAGTCTGTCGGTGACGATATTCGCGCTCAGTTTACTGAGTCCAAGAGCATCGAAGACGATGTGGAGGAATCTTCAGTTGTGGAAAATGTTGAAGAGAAAGATCCTCTGCAGTACTTCTCCGAAATGGAGAACGATTGAAAAAAGCCCCCGAAAGGGGGCTTTTTTTATTTATGCCCAACTTGGTGGCTCACTCATTTTGGCACGCCGTTCATCAAATATCAAGTTTCTTGGTTCAGTAGTCGGTCTTTCCTCAAAATCATCTGTTTCACTATTTGGTAAATTTGGATTTTTTGCATTGCTGTACAAATCCTGAAAACCACCTTGAAGTTCTTTGATTTTGGTTTCCATGCCACTAAACTGCTTGGTTAGCATTTCAGTATCGGTTACAGAATAGTCCAACCCACTAATTTCTGCAAATTGTGCTTTTGCAGCACTTCCTATTTTGATTTCGGTTGCCGTAAACGGAACACTCTCAGAAAGTTCAATGCTAGGAAGTATGTTTACAATATCGGAAGGCAATAATGGATCAGGCTCAATAAGTGGAGTCATTGCCTGAATCTCTGTTTGCATATCCAAAGAGAATCTATTTTCTGTAATTTGTTCTTTTTCTTCGTTCATAGGCTATTGTAATTTTGTTTGTACATCTGTTCCATCATTTGCTGCTCTTTTTTCTGTTTGAATTCAGCAATCAACTTAACATATATTTCTCTTTCCCAATAAACCATGTTTTCTATGTCTTGCAAAGACCAAGAAAAATTGTTCATCATGGTAAAGTTTGTGCTGAAATAATCTCTCAGATCAATAAACTTTACCGAAAGGTAAAAAAATTTAGAAGACCAGATACCTCCTTTTGTTCATCAGTCAACTGCAAGTTGATGTATAGTTCAGGTTGTTTCTTTAAAAATACATCTATTTTTGACAATACGGAAAGAGGAAGATTGTCTATTGATGATTTGATGTCTTCGGTAACAAACTTGTTTAGTTTGTATATTTCACCATTTGCGATAATTTTTTCAATGCAGGCTTTACCATATTCTTGTTTGTCAAAGGTTTCAAGTCTTAGCAAATCTTTTACAGTTGGTGTTCTCAATACCAAAGAAATGTTTGGACCTATTGAAATTTCCTGTTCTGCAATTTGATTTCTATACTTTATGTCTGCAATTTGAACTTGTATCTTTTCTTCTTGGTACACCAAATTCAATATCTCATCGACACTTTTGGATCTTATTTGCAGGAATAAGTATTCTGCATCGGCTAAACAAAGATCATCAATCTCAGCTTCGGTAGTTGTGTTTTTCAACAATTCTACCATGTTTTTGAAAGCCAATTTTTTGTTGTCTTCCTGAAGAATCAGACCAAGTATTTTGGCATCCTTTACTCTAAAGGGTCTAAATGAAACCTTTTTTTGAGAAAAAGGCAAAGTTGTTTCATACGTTTGAATAAAATTATTAATATTATCGAATATATTTGTATTAGGCATTTAATTGCTCACTCATTGTAAATTCTCTATAGTTCATCAAAATACTATATTTTAAAAACTGATTATTGTTTTCCATGGAAAATTGAAATGGAATTGTTTCCATGGGGTACACTTCAAAAAACGTAAATTTGCGATTGACATTTCCATTTGGATCTAAGGCATCTACAATCATTTTTGTTGGATAGATGGTTTCGTGGTACCATGTCAATTGAAATGGTGATGAAAGCGCCCCTCTTAGTCTTCCACCACCGTAAAGAAGATTAAACCAAGCATTGAAAAAATTTGTTGCATGGTGATCGTTTGTTACAGGTATGGTCAATAATACTCCACCTGGAAATTTTTGATACCGAGGAACCATTCTTCCCGGACCATAACCAATTAAGTTATCTGCCACCGTGTCCATTGCTCTGGTTCCCATTTCAACCATTGCTGTTTTTAAACTGTTTCCGGGTTCACCTAAACTAGGCAAACCTTGAGGCAGTCCTTCAAAACTCACTGAGAAACGATTATCTCTTTGAAGGCCATTATGACGATCAAAAAATTGTTTGATATCAATAATTGGTGTTGGCATTTGAAAAAATTTCTTTTTCTGTGATTATTTTGAATTCCATGTTGTTTTTTTCACAATACTTCTTGGCAGCATCCCACTTTGCATTATTGATAATCCAAGTAATTTTTTCCTTCTTTGATGCATTTTCTTTCAATACTGTTTGTTTTTTAGGTTTAACTTCAACCATCCAAGTGTTTATTCCAGAATCATTTTTGAATTGAATTACAAAGTCTGGAAAATAGTTATGTTGTTTTCTGTCAAGAGGGCTTGTATAAGGTACTATAATTTCTTCAAAAGACCACTTTAATACATTTGGGGTTTGATCACAAAATTTGCATACATTCCTTTCCCACAAGGATCTGCATGTTATCTTGCCTACATCCCCTACATATTTTTCCTTGTTTGTGGGTATAAATTTGGTCTTATATGCCATAAAAATATTTAGGTAATTTTATCTAAATAGTATAGAGATGGCTTCAAGATATCAGTATCCATTGGGAATATATGAACAAGAACAACCATTATGGTTGAACTTTTACGCTGCACCTTACTCATTAAAAAATAGTGAAAGAACCCGTGCAGGGGTGGTTGACCGGGCTCAAATTCACATTAAACTCCCCATGCCAAAGGAACCCGGATACCAAATCCAACATAACTTTGGTGAAAGCAACAACAATCCTGTTGGACCCATTTTAACTCGCGCTGGTGTTGCCAATATGGGTGGAAACATGTTTGGTGAAGGTGGAGTTCAAATGTTGTCAAGAATGTTGCAACCAATGCTTTTCTTCCATGAAAGAATGTTTGCCACATCAACCTACCGAAGATTTAGCAATATAGCCGAAGCCACCATGGTATCTGAAGGAAGAAAACAATATTCCTTTCAATATATCTTTGTTCCAAAAACCCCAGAAGAATCATTGAATGTAGAACAAATTGTTGGGTCATTTAGAAAAGCATCTTATCCACAAGTTGCTGATCTGCCCGAAAGAACTTATCCACAAGGTCTTTGGACTATGGCTGTAACTAAAGGAAACGTTCCTGCATTTGGTGGTGAAGGAAATTTAACCGCAAATTGGCTTGGAGAGCCATTGGTTTGTGTTCTCCAAAACGTGTTTGTCAAAAAGAACGATGATGCTGACAGCGTGGTACGATATCTCCCAAACGGTGCATCTTCAGTCACCCTTCTTGGATTGCTCTTTACTGAATTCGAAACCGGAACATATGCACCCGGAATACCTACAGAATATGGTCAAGGTGCAATTTTGTCCAAATCTGAAATTTCTTATGCCGTCTTTGGGCCTAGTGCATAATCATGAAATATTTTGCAAATATTCCATCAAAGCCATTTGAATCAACGATTGGAACTTTTTCCATATCTGATTTTTTTACTTACATTGATCCAAATTTGGCTAACATCAGTGTTTCTCCCGTAACAATTGATACTAAATCGACTCTTCTTGAAAAAGCATACACGGTTTATTCTGACATTAATTCCTTTTGGATGTTTGTCTTGGCAAATAAAACAATTAATCCATTTACTTTGCCTGTTCCGAATACAACAATTTACATTGAAGAAAATGAAGTAAAGACAACTTTAAAAATTACAGATTCACCAACAGGAGCAACTGCATTTACCTTCCCAAAAGGAAGCATCATAGCTCCCTATGTTTTAAATACTGGTGGATCTTATTCCTATAAGTCGGTTGGAAACTTTGACTTAAATGGTCCACTCTCAATAATTGAAAGTGTTCATTACTACAAAGACACGATGATCATCAAGGATCAAAGGGGTGCAACATATTCATTTATTTTGCAAGATGGATTAACTGGTTCAAACATTGTTATCATCTCTCCAACTTCTGGTGGAACATATACGATTCAAAAACAATTTTATCCAACCAACTCAAAAAGTGCTACAAAGGAAGTTGTAAAAGTAGAACTTTCAGAAGAAGGAAAAATTGAAGAACTGGTTTCTTCCAGAAAAACAAAAACATCATCAACTAAATCGACAACAACTACTACAACGACATCTTCTACGCCCATAGATGTCACTGAAGTTCAAGTAGTGGAACAACAATCAAAAAACATAAATGCCTACCTCCCAGAACAGATTGGTGTTCTGAAGGGTTTGTATGTGACCACTAAATATTCATGAGTAATGGCAAACACACAATCACAGTATAATCCTGCATATTCTACTATTAAGGCCATTTACCTTGATGATGAGTCTATTCCATCAACTACTGTTCGACTTAATATTTTAAGACAAAACACAGAATGTCAATTTGAAAGAATTGAGTTTGTTGAAAATGTCAATGACATTTTTCCAAATGGAGTTTTGATTGTAAGAGATACCAAGGACATTGTCTCAAGAATAAAACAATTTGAAATATCTAAAATTTATGTTGAATTTTTTAATTCAAATGTGTGGAATTTAGATATCACTAGCGTAAGTTACTTAAACAACGCAGCATCGGAAACAGAAGAAAACTTTGTTGGCATATATTTTACAAACACCTATTACAAAAAAGCACAACAAACTTCTTTAAACCAACTATTGGGAAACAAAAAACCATCAGTAGAATTTATTCATGATTTTGTTGCTAGAGTAAAATCCAGTTTTTTTGGTTACAGTGGTGGATACAATGATATTACTTCAAACTATGTTTTGTATCGCCCAATTAATACCATGGATTCCCGCGAAGAAATGGTATCGGACAATGCGTTAAATTACTTAAATTATCTTACTACAAATGCTTTAGAATATAATAGTAGATTACCTACTTACATGTTTTGGACTGAATTTGATGGAACAGTTAATTTTAAGGCATTTAGATATGATGATAAACTAAATTCCGATCCTTCTTTTGGAAATATAGACAATCGAACAACATCTGTTGTAAATGGAATAGTTTATACAAATAATAGAAATTTTGGTATCTATGATGGTGAAGCTGTTTTGCAAAAAATGACACCACCAGCAGGCTCTGGAATAGATCCAACAAAACTGTATAGAAAAATTTATTTCTTCAGTACAGATCCAGCATATCAATTCATTTCAAAAAATTACTATTACATTAGAAAAACTCCAAAGGTGTTGGATGTTTTGCCACCCGGTTTGTGTGCAGATAATGGAGAAAAAGATTTACGAATTTATTCTGATTTGTCATATCAATACCAAGATGAAGGACAAAAATATAACATTGAATTGATAACAACAGCACCGGGGGCGACTGCAATCCCAGGATCAGATCAATTGCACTATACAAATCACTGGGGTTATTATGACGATCTAGACTCCATGAATCATGTTAGTCATTTAACTCACATAGGACAAGTATTTGGAACTGATTCGGCATATAAAAATATGAATTTGATGGGATCTTCCGGTTATATGCCTTACGTTGACAACACCGAAATGTGGAAAAATATGTTTGATTTGACTCCACTGGATCCAAATTATCCAGATGCTGGCGGAATTATTGGTGTAAATACAAATTTACAAAAAGTCATTAACGGAAGATATCGTTCATTTGAAAAGGGTCTTTGTGGTGCACAAAAGCAATTAGAGTTATACAGAAAAATAGAATTACAAAACTTTGTTGGTTATGTACTATGTTGCATGGGAAAAGAAAGTGGAGAAAACTGTTTCTTTGCCGCATTAACTAGATATGAATTAGATTCAACTAAAGGAACGTCAGGGGCAAATATATATCGTTATAGATGGAACGAATTGCAGTTTTCTGGAAGTTCTGGTGCGTGTGGTGCTTGTGGGGCGGGAGGTGCATGCGGGGCGTGTGGCGCATGTGGAGGAATTTACTTCCATCAAATTGAAAATTGGAAGCCTTCGGGGTTAGCGTCTTCTCCAACTCAAGATGAAACTTGGGCTATAAATCTAAATGAACGTGGTACAACAGGAAATTATTTGGCACCTGGTTGGGTTCCTTCTTGTTTGCCCAGTGGGTTTAATTATAGACCTATCGGTGAATCATCAAGTACATTTACACCGGGAACTGGTGGTGACATTTATCACATAGCCAAAATATGCAAATATACCGATGGTGAAAATGTTTTGTATTACTTTATAGCAGAAAACGTAGTTGACGGATGCTGCGATACAGGAACACCATAATATGTCAAAACAAATCATAACATATGGATCCACTGACTCAAAGAATGCTTTTTATGCACCCAATTCAAAGGGTGCATATGAATGCGCCAACTCTACCATTACAAGAGGCTTATGTGGATCACCAGATACTTTTGCTGAATGCTTTGATAGATTTCCAAGTGTAAAAGGTATAGCAGAAAAAATTGGATTTATCAAAGGCATGACGGTTGGGCCTGCTGGACCGTGTGGACCTCCAGCATACATTTTAGATCTTTGGAAAGGGGCAACAAAACCAGCAAGTGGAATAGAAGATACTTTTGCTCCTATTGATTTATATTTGGATGAACCACAATATGAATGTGAAGAAATTGTATCCAATTTGGGTGAATCGTGGCTAGGTTGTCTTTGGGGGACACCTTCGGCACCATTTAGTTGTACATGTCCTGATCTCGGTCCAGATTTTCATGCCTATGTAAAATTACGATTAAATGTCGCCACATTCTGGAATACACCAAAAGAAACTCCAATTCTGCGTGCAGAATTTTTGGATGGTTTAAAATATGGAAAAAAGATGAATATCACTGTGGCTGGTGATTTCAATCTCAAAATAGGACAATTGGTGTTCCTGAATGTAAATGCTGCTAGCGGTTATCCATATTATCCGGGCCAGTCATTGTTGAACGGTCATTATTACATAATTGGCGTAAAGCATGTTATAACAAACTCTGGAACACATGAAACGGCCCTTGCATTGTCTCAGATTCCACAAAATACAACTCCCGCTCTTGCAGGAAGCACATTTGCGTCTGATTATCCTTGATCTAAATATTTGGTATGATAGCCAGAGATTTTTCTATATTTCTTGAACCAGTAAACACCACAACGACCAAAAAAGACATTTCCATGGTCAGTGGTTACAATGCTTATGTTCAGTACATAGAAAATGTGATAAAAACTCAAAAAAATGAAGTTGTCTCAAATATGAATTTGGGTTCAAATTATTACAGTTACTTGTTTGGAACAAATGATGTAGGAACTTTGGAGTTTGAATTGGCTTCATACATTCAGGCAGCACTAGGAAAACTTACGAATGTCAAAGTCGTTCTTCGTTCTCGTACAGAAACAGAAATGGAATTTGAGGTACGATTCAGTTTTTATGATGGAATCAAATTTCAAAATCAAATGAGTTGCTTCATAGAGGTCCCAATCTGATGACATATAACATAAAAAACTTAAATGTAGCCTCCTTGGATTTTGATGACATCAAAACTTCAATGGTTGCTTTTTTACAACAACAAGAAGAATTAAAAAATCTAGACTTTCAAAATCAAGCAAGTGCAGTAAATATGTTGTTGAACATATTATGCACCGCTACTGCTTATAATGGTGTGTATGCACAATACGGGTTTATCAATAGTTTTGCAACCACGGCAACAGTAATGGAATCCTTGCTCGGAATTGCCTCAAACAACTCGGTGTTGGTCATTCCAACCAAATCGGCTTCCTGCAATCGTACTGTTACAGTAACTTCTGCACTTGACGAGTATAGTGCATTCAGAGGTACGGCTACAAATGGTGCAGATTTGTTTTTTTACAATATTGAATCGATAGCTGCCAATACTTCAAAATCCATAAATCTTTATTCTGGTTTGGAAGTCGTGTTTTACACAAACTATGATTTTACCACGCAGTCTTGTGAACTACCTTACAGCGTAAATCCGGATACCATCGGATTTTATGAAACAGACGTTGCAACAAACGTAACAACCAAATGGACGAGAGTTGACAAAGCAAACACAACCACCACCAAGAATAATACTCATTTTTCTGTAATCAATGGTCCTCAAGGTTATGTTGTTACTAACAACTTTGCATCATCCAGACAAATAACAACTTCTAGCAAAGTAATTGTCAAAGCAGTTATAAGCAATGGTTCAGTGGGAAACAACGGTACGATTGGTGCTCCATCAAATGTAATTTTTGGCACATCTGCAACACCGAATGGTGGATACAATCAAATTTCAATGAAAACAGCAAAAGCATCTCTTTTGTTCAAGGCAACTGGTCAAGAAAGATGTGTTACATTGAGAGACTACAAGAATGCAATAATGAGTTCAGGAATCAGTGGAACCGAAAATGAATCTTCAATAAGCGTGGGAAATGACATTCTTCCAGGACAAGTGAAGATATATGTAGATGGTCTTGGGTTTGCCGAACAATCCCAATTGATCGATTACATCTCCAATCGTGTGCCTGTTGGCATATCAGTGGTCTATAAACAATGATTTTATTTTTTAACAGTCAACCTGTTTCGGAACAGGTAAAAATTTCATATTTGATCGAAAGAGCCAAAGAACTTTATGGTTCAGATTTTTATGATATCGATGATTCTTACTGGTTTGGAGACAATCTTACTGTAAGGGCTCTATTTCCATCATGGATAATGGATGCCTATGAAAATGAGCCAGATACAGTTTTGGTTGTTCCTATAATCAAAAATTATCTTCGTTGGCTATTTTCATTGGAATATGGATACGGTGCCCAATTAAACTGGGAGACACTTCGCTATTCATTAAAAACAAATTCAAAATTTTTGGAAGCATACGCAGACTTTTATTTTCCGGATGTGGACTTTTCCCAAGAACCATATGCTTCTATACTGCCAAACATAAGAAAATTTTTGATTAATGCGGATGCCAATTATTTTAATGAAAAGGGAACACCTCAAGCAACAAAATATCTAATCTGCACACTTTTGGGATTTGACTGGGATTCAGTTGATGTTTTTACTGTAAACGCAGCTGTCATACAAGTAAACACTACCAGTGCAAATTCTGAAAGACTAAAGCAGTTTAGACCATTCCTAGAAGAACATGTGTTGCCTGCCGGAATGAGCGTTATTTATGGAGAGTTCTGATGTTTTCAAAAATGGTTATGTTTGCGGCATCAATCGCATCGCGTGGATTTAATTCCAAAAAGATAGATGAATCAACAAAAAAATTGAGGGCTCTGTCTTGTTTCGGTCACGGGGAAATACCAGCATGTATTCATCTAAAACCAAGTAAAATCAAGGGAAAGCATTATTGCGGTAAATGTGGTTGTGGTGACCATCGCCACACTTGGTTGATAAAGGAGTCAAAATATTACTCCAAGCTGGATTATCCAAAACTAGATTGTCCATTAAAAATGCCTGGGTTTTCCAATTATGACCCGAATGCATATGAACCCGAAACCAAGGCCAGAAAACAAGATATAGAAAATTTTGACCCAGATCAACTCCAATTTATTCAAATTACGATTGGATCGAATCCTTTGCAAGAAAAGATTATGGAAGACTTAAATAAGGTAATTGAAGATTCATAAATATTTCTAAGATGCCAATTACCACCCGTCAAGAATTCATTGACTACACATTAAGAACTTTAGGTGCTCCAGTCGTTCAAATCAATGTAGATCCTCAGCAGGTTGAGGATCGTTTGGAAGAAGCCCTTCGTTACATGGAAGAAAGGCACTTTGACTTCAATCAAAGAGCCCTGTTTTCCTATCAAATGCAACCACAAGACATTGCACGCAACTATTTCGATGTGAGCACGTTTGGCCCTGCTTTGGGTGCTCAAATAAGAACTGATAGTAGCGGAGCAACTTCTTATTATCCAACGGGCCAAGACATCGTTTCGATATCTAAGGTTTATACGGCAGACAATCAAGTCGGTGATTACATGTTTGACCTTAGATATCAAATGACTCTTTTTGATTTCTTCGGTCTTTATTTTAATCAGTCAGGCTATCCATCAGCGCCCATGGCATCTTATATGGAAGCGATGTCTTATGTTAAGTTGATAAACGATGTATTCAATTATCCGATGTCTTATACTTACACCAAAACAACGCAAAGATTGTTTTTGGATACCGATTACAGTAACCTTGAAGGCAAATCATATCTTTTGGTTGAAGCCTATGTAAAAATTGATTCTGATAAATTTGAAAAAGTTTGGCAAGATCGATTGTTCCAAAGATATTTTGCGGCCTTGGTGAAAAAACAATGGGCACAAAACTTGATGAAGTTTGCTGGTGTTCCATTGCCCGGTGGGGCTCAGTTGAATGCTCCTGCCATAATGCAAGATGCTGTGCGTGAGATAACTGAAATAGAAAATACATTGTTGAGAAACTACGAACTCCCCGTGGATCCATTGATTGGATAAAAATGGCAATCAATCCTTATATCAATTTAACTTCATACAATCCTGAACAAAATTTGGTTGAGGATATCACTGTTGAATTGATTCAAGGAGTTGGTCAAGATTGTCTCTATGTTCCGAGAAATGCTTTAAACATAGACAGACTATTTGGAGAAGATCCCAGTTCTTTTTTTGATAAGACATATACAATAGAAATGTATATTCAATCTTACAAGGGATTTGAGGGAACTGATATCGTTACTCAGTTTGGCATTGAAATCAAAGATAAAATATCTTTGTTGATGGCTCGGAGAAGATTCAAAGAGCAGGTTACAAATGTTGATCCAACAATCATAAGACCCAGAGAAGGTGATTTAATCTACTTTCCTCTCTCAAAATCTTTGTTTGAAATAAACTTTGTAGAACATGAAAACCCCCTATACCCATTGGGCAAACTTTATTCTTATCAAATAACCGCAGAACTCTTCACATACAGTTACGAAAAGATTGCCACACCAAGTCCTGCAGTAAACTCACCATATACAACCACATTTGGTTTTACTGGTGCAACCATGATTCCAAGAAACAACATTCTTGGAACTACTGCTGGAATCAATGATATTTTAGACACCGAAGCTGCATTGTATGAATTTGACGAAAACAATCCCGCAAACAACTGTGGATCTTAAATGAGGTAAAACGATGTTTGGATACTACTATAATAAAAGTTTAAGACGATTAGTGGTGGGATTTGGAACTTTGTTCAACAACATTTATGTTTCCCACGACAACAATGGTGCTGATCCAAATACTACTTTAAGAGTTCCAATTACATATGCATCACAAGAAAAATTTATTCAAAGACTTTTAAATCCCTCTTCAATAACTGATGGAACAAGAATTGAGAATCAGTTGCCAAGAATAAGTTATCATGTAAATAACATTCTCCCAGACCCATCAAGACGGCGTGCAAGATTTTCTTCATCAATTGCATTAAATCAATCTGGTGGAAATTGTACAAATACTGGATCACAAATAGCCAATGAACAACCTGTAAATGTTGGAATAAACCTCTTTGTCTACACAAGACATATTGATGACATGTTGCAAATTGTTGAGCAAATCATGCCATTCTTTGTTCCAGATCACATGATAAAGATTGAACTTACAGAGGATGGTGATAAATTAAACATCCCAATCGTAATGGTTTCAAACAACCTGACAGACCGATATGAGGGTGATTTTAACAGCAGAAGAATGCATATCGCATCATTTAACTTCTTGGCCAAATCATACATATTTGGTGGTGTGAACAGTGTAACGACTATTAATACTACGGCGACTGAGATTGATTTTGAATAAACATGAATATTAATAAAAATTTGGCAAAACTTTTTAATGTCCCTGAAGGACAAAATAGTTCTTTGGATAAACCACCCCAATCAGGTGGAACCTTTGATATTGCTAATTTTCAAAAAGATTATGCACTGGTTCAAGATAATCTGAAGTCTCTTATTGGCAGTGGAAATGTGGCATTGGAAAGTGCTTTGAAAGTGGCCACAGAATCCGATAGTCCTAGAGCCTTTGAGGTTGTTGCCATTCTTTTAAAGACAATGTCTGATCTAAACAACAATGTGTTGGATGTGCATAAAAAAGCAAAGGATACAACTGGTACAAAGATTGAAGTCAAGCAGACAAACAATTCTGTCTTTGTTGGATCTACCAAAGATCTGCAAAATCTGATAAACAAGGAAAGAAGTACGGATAAAGATATAGTTGAGGCTGAGGTTGTGAATGAACCCAAACAACAATAATCAGGGTTATCGAAACAATTCCAAACTCAAACTTCCCGGTGTGGAGATGCAATACACCAAAGAGGAGTTTGAGGAATATGTAAAATGTGCAAACGATCCTGTCTACTTTTGTGAAAAATACATCAAAGTCAAAACATTGGACAAGGGCGTTGTTCCGTTTAAACTTTATCCATACCAGAAAAAATTTATAAACGAATTGCATAAAAATAGATTCGTGATCTCCAAGTGGCCTCGCCAGTGCGGTAAGTCTACTTGTGTGACCAGTTACATTTGCCACTATGTGACTTTCAACCAAAGCGTGAACGTGGCAATTCTAGCAAACCGTTTGAAGACGGCAAAAGAGGAATTATTCTCCAAACTTCAACTTGCTTATGAAAATTTACCACATTTCCTGCAACAAGGAGTCGTAGAATGGAATAAGACGAGTTTTAAATTGGAAAACGGCTCCAGGGTCATGTGCGACGCTACATCGTCTACAGCGATCCGTGGCGGCTCATATAACCTGCTCCTGTTGGACGAGTACGCCTTCTTGCCGAGCCATGTAGCAGAAGAATTCTATACATCCACATACCCGACCATTTCGGCTGGTACAACCACCAAACTTATCATTGTTTCCACCCCAAATGGAATGAACCATTTCCATAAACTTTGGGTGGATGCTAATCGAACTACAGGTCATAAGTTAAAAAACATGTTCGTTCCGGTTGAGGTGGGTTGGAGAGAAACCCCAGTCAGTCCCGGAAGCCCCAAATTAAGAGATGATGAATGGGCCGCTGAACAAATTGCAAACACAAGTCCAGAACAATTTGAGCAAGAATATGGATGTAGTTTCTTGGGCTCTTCCAACACTCTTATATCAACTTCAAAATTGAGTGTCTTGGCACCAGAAGAATATTTGCAAGAAGATAAAGAAGGTTTGCGAGTATTTGCAAAACCAGAAAAAGATCAAATTTACTTCTTGCAGGCTGACGTTTCTCGGGGTCAGGGCTCTGACTTTTCGGCATTTACACTGATTGATGGAACATCAGCACCATATAAAGTTGTTGCTTCGTTCAGAAACAACACAATCAGCCCATTCAATTTTCCCACGATTATCAAAAAAATATGTGAGCAGTATAACAATGCCTATGCTTTGATTGAAACAAATGACATTGGTGGTCAGGTTTCTTCTATTCTTTACAACGATCTGGGCTATGAAAATGTATTGATGACTCGTATGATGGGAAGAAAAGGCCAAATGCTTTCTCAAGGTTTTGCTTCTGGAAAAAGCGAAATGGGTCTTAGAACCACCACACAGACTAAAAAATTGGGATGTGCGATTCTAAAAAGACTAATAGAAGAAGACAAAATTTTATTGAACGATGAAAGAATAATTTCTGAATTATTCACATTTGTATCAAAAGCCAATACATACAAGGCCGAAGAAGGTCATAATGATGACTTGGTAATGTCTTTGGTGTTCTTTGCATGGCTTTCAAGGCAAGAATATTATGCTGATTTGATCGAAAGTGCAAAATTTAATTACGAAGAAGCACAAAAACCTGAAGATGATAATGTGCTTTTTATGATGGATAACAAGGATGAACTAGATGATAAGGAGCCATTTTCTCAGGGAGGAGTGGTTTGGTATCCCACATGAAATTCTAAATATTTTAGATAAAAAGGGATCCTATGCCATCACTCAGTTCATTTATTAGCTCAAATCAATATTCAAAAGAAAATTTAGCAATACCTTTCGTGGCTGCAATGAAGGTTGGATCTACTTACACCGCTCCGGTTTTCAACGGAGTGAACAACGCCACTAGCGTAGATCCGGGTGGTTTGTTCGGTTGGTTGATCTATTCAAGAGGAAATTCTGCTCTTGGTCCTGTAAAAGGAACAACCTCAGATCCGTTCATTGTTTATACCAATCCTTCAGATTTGGTGCAAGATTTAAATAAGTTAAGTGGAATTACAAATTGCTTGCTGGCTCCAGTAAGTGGTTCTACTTACTCTTTGTTTGTTGATGAAGGAAATACAAAACTTTTATATACGCGAAATGGCGAAGATTTTTTGAATGCCATAAGTTATATGGCTTACGGCGGTACACTTGTACTTACAGGAAGTGTTGCTGGGTTCAATTCTTATTTGGGTGCCAATTCAGAAAATTTGATTGATTGTGTAATCGATCCTTACATTTCTTCTGATATTGCAACTTGGGTTGCTGGTCAAGAATACGCCGTTGGATTCTTTCCTTCTATTCTTGACTCTGCCACTGGTGTCTCTGGAAACGGTTACACAATGGCAAACTTTGCTGCACTTGGTGTATCTAATGTTGCTGGATCGACTCAAGGTATCAAATTCTTTAATCTGTATGGATTGAAAACAAATACTCTAAATGTGGAACTATTAAAAAGCGATTCCACAATCAATTACACCATTCCTGCCGTTTCCGATCTTGGTGGATTTTTTGCAAGAGCAAAAAACAGAAATGAACAATATTTGACAATAGCTGGGTTAGATCGTGCCACAGTATTGAACGGTAGCATCACAAATCCAATAGAATGGTCTGGAAATCTTAAAAACTATTTGAGATCAAACAAAGTCAATTTTTTTGTAAATTACATTCCAAAGTTTTTAGGATCTGATTTGGTTGGTGCAACTGCCGCAAGTGGCCCTATCACTGTAAACGACAGAATAGGGCCAGCAAGACTTCGTTCTGAGATCATCAATTCAGTAAACACTGTTGCATTTAAGTACATCTTTGAAATAAACAACCAAACAACCAGAGATCAGGTTGTAAGTGAAGTGCAAACTGCCTTGGATACATATGCTTCCTACTTGGATACAACAGCCACGCAAATTATCTGCAATCAGGGAAATAATACCGACCCAGCACAATTAAAAATTGATTTGGTAGTCAAGCCATTGCTAGGAACAGACTCATTTGTGGTTAACTTCACATACACACAATAATGTCAAATTCGATAATCGATTTCAAGAATAACTTCAATGGAGGCACAAGAGCCAATAGGTTTATCGTCTACCCCTCTTGGCCAAGTGGCATAAGTGTTCCGATTACCGATGCACAATTCAAGATTGTGTCTGCATCTTTGCCAATGGCAACAGTGAACAGCATCAGCATTCCTTATCGTGGAAGACTCATAAATTTTGCAGGAGATCGTCAATATAGCCCTTGGGTTGTTGGAATTTATGATGATGGAAATTCACAAAACATATGGACTGCATTGCAAAGATGGAAAGAAGCATTGGATGGCCACTGGACACATAGAGTAGCCAACAATGATTTTGCTTACAAAACTTTGCAAACTACATGGAGAATCGATCAGTTAGACGTAAATGCAAATCAAGTCTTAAGACGAATTTTTCTTTATAAATGCTGGCCAAGCGTTATTGGTGAAATTGGCTTAAACATGGGTGAAAATGATTTTGTTTCTTTTTCAGCGACCTTGACATTTGATAACATCAAGATAGAAGGACTCTGATATGTTAAACGAATTCAAGACAAACTTTTTTGGTGGAACAAGATCAAACAGATTTTTGGTAAATGGTGTAATTCCCGGTGGCAATAGCGTAGGAACACCGCGATTTACCAAATTTCACATAAGATCAACAATTCTTCCACAGGTAATGTCAACAACCTTGACATACGATCACTTTGGAAGAAAGTATTTTTATCCTGGTGAAAAGCAATATACAAGTTGGGCTGTTGTTGTTTTGGATGATACTGGTGACAAAAATTTGTGGAGAGCGTTTCAAAATTGGCAAAACAACATAAACAACAACAATACAAATGTTTCATCTTTGATAAATCAAGCCTCAACATACAAAGCCACAGATTGGGAAATTCAACATCTTGATTTAAACGGTGAAACTGTATTGAAAAAATTTGTATTGCATGGTTGTTGGCCAGCCAAGATCGGCCAATTGACTCTAAATATGATGTCACCCAATACTATGAACAGTTTTGAAGTCATGATAATGTTTGATTATATGGAAATTTTAAGTGGAACAACTCCAATCACCAGAAGGACGTGATAAATTATGGAATTAGAACTTTTTGGATTTGAATTTGGAAAGAAAAGAACTCCAAAACAGGAGAAACAGGAAAGATCATTACAATCTTTTACTGCTCCTGAAATTTATGATGGTACAGTAACAGTAGAGGCTGGTGGATTCTTTGGAACTGCGCTTGATTACGCTGCGAGCATGCGTGATGAAAGTGCTTCGGTAGTTCAATATAGAAACATGTCCATTTACCCGGAAGTTGACAATGCGGTTGATGAAATCGTAAATGCATCAATTGTCTTGGGAAGTGACCGCAAACCCGTAAAATTGGATTTGGGCAATCTTCCGGTTTCTGATGTGATCAAGAACAAAATTTACAGAGAGTTTGAAAGAATTCTTCATCTTCTTGATTTTAACAACAAGTCATACGAAATATTTCGAAGATGGTACATCGATTCAAAAGTGTATTATAATATTGTAATCGACAAGGAAAAACCAACTGACGGAATTAAGGAAATACTTCCTGTCGATCCTTTGAAAATCAAGAAGATTCGCAAAGTAAAAAAGGAAATGGAACGTTTGGAGGGTCAATCCGTTTCCTTGATCACGGACATTGAGGAGTATTACCTTTATACAAATACGGACAAAGAATCCTACATGTTGACTGGTCCAGGTGGTCTTCAGCTGTCGTTGGACAGCATTGTCTATGTTCCTTCAGGAATCGTAGATCTCAATACTAAGCGTGTTCTTGGCTATCTTCACAAAGCCATTCGTCCGTTGAACATGTTGAGACAACTAGAAGATGCTCTTCTAGTTTACCGCATCGCTCGCGCACCTGAACGCAGAGTGTTCTACGTTGACGTAGGACAGTTGCCAAAGCAAAAGGCCGAGCAGTATATGCGGGACATGATGAGCCGCTTCCGCAATCGTGTCATCTACAATCAAGCAACCGGAGAAGTTCGTGATGAAAGAAACCATCTGTCCGTGCTTGAGGATTACTGGCTTCCTCGTCGTGAAGGTTCAAGAGGAACCGAGATTTCCACTCTTCCCGGTGGTCAGGCCATGTCCCAGATCGAAGACGTTGACTACTTCAAGAAGAAATTGTACATGGCATTGAATGTTCCAGTCAGCAGATTGACATCTGAGTCCACGGGTTTCAACATGGGTCGATCCGTTGAAATAACGAGAGAAGAGGTAAAGTTTTACAAGTTCATTGACAGAATTCGTCATCATTTCACCAAATTATTTGCTGACATGTTGAGAGTTCAGCTTCTTCTCAAGGGTGTCATGACTGATGATGACTGGAGAGAATTGAAGGGAGACATCAATTATGTCTTCAATACCGACAATTACTTCTGGGATCTCAAGGAAGCAGAAATTCTTGCAGAGCGTCTTAAGATGGTTCAATTTGTTGATCCCTACATCGGCAAATACTTCTCTTCCGATTATGTCAGAAAAAACATTCTTCGTCAAAGCGAGGAAGACATGCGTGTAATGGACAAACAAATGGAAGTTGATAGACAAAGAATGCAACAAGAGCAGTTGGCAATGATGGCTCAACAACAGGCTCAAGAAGCACAACAACAGCAACCAGAGGGTTAAAATGGATATCTCAAAAACACTTTTAAAAAATGGAATCAAAGAAATGCTTTCTGAAAATGAAGCATACTTCAAGCAAAACATTGAACAAGCATTGGCTGTCAAACTCAATGAATCCATTTTTTCAGTCCGAGAAGAAGTTTCCAACCGTCTTTTTGAAAACGAAGAGACAACCGAAGAAACACCCGAACTACAAAAATTTATTCATTTTATGGAAAATTTTGAAGGCGGAAAAGTAATACTGAAGGATCATTCTGTTATAAATATTACTGAAAATGAAAAAGAATTGGTTAAAAATTTGTTTGAGTCTCTGAATTCGGAAAACAGAAAAAAAATGACTCAAGAAATTTTTAACAATACGAAAGCATTCAAACAGCACATTAAGTTTGCACAAGAAACCAGGAAATTACAATGAAAAACGAAATCAGAGACATGTTAAAAAATGCAATTCAAGAAAATGCGGTTTCTTTCAAGGAAACAACCTCAAAAGTTCTTTATTCCAAGATTGGAAGCAAACTTGAAGAGCAATACAAGACCGTTGCCAAAAAAATTCTAGGAACAAACAATGAAACTGATAACGGAACTAACTGAAGATATCAAGTACATCAAGGAGAACATCGGAAACGGTGAAAAGACATATTTCATCGAAGGTGTTTTCATGCAATCTGATGTAAAGAATCGCAACGGCAGAGTCTATCCAAGCGGCATACTCAAAAAGGAATGTGGTCGTTATATTACCGAGTATGTTGAAAAGGGCCGTGCAATGGGAGAATTAAATCACCCCACAGGCCCAACAGTCAATCTTGATAGGGTTTCACACATGATCAAGACCCTTCACGAAGACGGCAAGAATGTCTACGGAAAGGCAAAAGTCCTTGACACTCCAATGGGAAGAATCGTCAAAAACTTGATTGATGAAGGTGCTCAACTCGGTGTTTCCACCCGTGGAATGGGCTCGCTTCGTCCCAAGAACGGCTACCAAGAAGTTCAAGAAGACTTCATGCTTGCCGCAATTGACATTGTTGCAGATCCTTCTGCTCCAAATGCTTTTGTCAATGGAATCATGGAAGGCAAGGAATGGATTTTTGAAAACGGAATGTGGACCGAAAGAGATCGTGAACAATCCGTCAAACTGATCAAAAATTCTCCCAAAAGAGATCTTCAAGAAAACATTGTAAAGGTTTTCAATAACTATTTTAAGAAATTGTCATGAATAACATTCCTTCAAACACAAAAACATATCTGTGTGCATTGCTTGAACACAAAAATGAAAGCAATCCAAATGACAATGTTTATGTACATTTGAAGGAATACAGAAAACGTTATTTTGCCGAAGCACGCTCCGATCTCAGCACCACAGGAGTTATAAAAAGTCCTTTGGATTTAAAAGCAAAAAAGGGTGAAAAAATTGATTTGGATAAAGTGGCTTTTGGTGGTGCAGGAACTGGGATTACCAATTCTCCCAATCCCTTGGATCTTGGGCTAGGAGATATAGCTGCTGCAGTAAGTTTGGGGCAAGGACTTATGAAACGTTTTGTTGATCCATCAAAAGCAGGTTCTGCAATGAAAAAAATTGGTTCTGCAGCCAAACCTTTTGCATTTTTAGGTACATCGTTATTACCTACTTTGCGTGATCTTACTGGCTTATCGTACTTAGATTTACAAAAACAAGCATTTGGACCAGAATATGCTGGTAATGTTGTTTCTGGTGCAGGAAGTCCACCCGTTACACTTTACACACCACAAACTCAATATTCACAGCAAAATTGGATTTCTTCTCTACTAAGTGGGTCTGGTGTACCATCAACATCAAGAAGAAGAACACCATAATGAACTTTTTTGGAGTATAAATAATTTTACACTTAAGGATCCTTTTAATATGAAAAATAAGAAACAAACTATCTCAGAAGCCGCCATGCAAGCCATGGGTCTAGGCGATTACGATGCAACCGGCAAGGGTTCCGTCGATGCAACCGGAAAGGGCTCAATGACCGCCCCACCAGTTGCCACGGGCGCTGTTGCCGTTCCCGGAGTTCCAGCCCCAATCGTCCCCAACTCAATGGGCATGATGGGTAAGGCTGCTCCAGCAATGTCCGCTCCTGCTCAATCTTCCGGAGAGGAAGAGGAGACAGAGGAAACAGAAGAAGAAGAGCCCACCGAAGTCGAAGAAAGCGTTGAAGATCAGGAAATGATCGCAGAAGCCCGCGCACAATTCCGCGCTGCTCTCGCTTCATTGCTCGGTGAAGAAGTCGCTTCAGAAGAACTCGTCAGCAAACTAGAGGCAATCTTTGAAGCCGCTGTCACCGACCGCGTTGAAAAGACCGTTGCCCACATCGTTCAAGGTGTTGACGGCAACGTCAAGCAATATCTTGAGAATGTCACCGAATCACTCGTAGAGAAGGTAGATGACTATCTTGACTACGTAGTCGAAGAATGGATGACAGAGAACGCTGTGGCCGTTGAACAAGGTATCAAGACTCAAATTGCCGAGAACTTCATCAGTGGTCTAAAGAACCTCTTTGAGAACCACTACATTGACGTTCCCAACGAGAAGTACAACGTTCTTGATGAACTTTACGCTCAAAATCGTGAGTTGGAAAATAAACTCAACGAGTCCGTAAATGTCAGCATTGAACTCAAGAAGCAAATCGAATTGACTGAATGTGCTGGAATCTTTGTCGCTGAGACAAGAGACCTTGCAGACACTCAAATCGCCAAACTTCAAAACCTAATGGAAAATGTTTCTTTCGGTACAGTTGATGAATACCGTGAAAAACTAACAGCCATCAAGGAAAATTATCTAAACACCGCAACTCGCGCTCCTGCTCGTTCCGTTGAGCCAGAGCAAACATTTGCACCAGTCAAAACTGCCCCGACTACCCTCGTAGAAGGTTACGTCGGTGCGTTGGGTAGACTCAATAAAAAGGTCTAAATTTCACTATTACTAAATATTTACACTCACAGGAGAAAACACTAAAATGCAATTCGCAGAAAATACACCATATGACGTTTTAACAGAAAAATGGGATCCCGTGCTCGGCCACGATGCACTCCCCAAGATTCAAGATGACTATCGCAAGAAAGTCACTGCCGTCCTTCTAGAAAACCAAGAGCAGGCTCTTCGTTCTCAGCACCTCACTGAGACCATGAGCTCCAACAACCTCGGAATGCCCATGGATTACAGCAACACACCAAACGTTGCTGGTTATGATCCCGTGCTCATCTCCTTGGTTCGTCGTGCTATGCCAAACTTGATGGCCTATGACATCTGCGGCGTTCAGCCAATGACCGCCCCAACTGGCCTCATCTTTGCAATGCGCGCTCAATATCAACTTGGTGGAAATAAAGCTTCACAATACTCTTCATCGGTTGAAGCTATGTTCCAAGAGCCCGCCGCACAATTCGGTGGTTGTGGTTGGACATTGCCCACTGGTTATGACGGTCTATCCGCTGGTTGGAATTTTAATGGAAACTGTGCAACTGGTTTTTCAGCCGCATACCGTGGTTTAAATACTCTAAATAACCTTCGTGGTATTTTGACCAATAAAGGCGAAGCAATTGGTAGCAATCAAGTTGTTGGTGCTTGTGGTTTCTATCAACCAGACAGCAGCAATGCATATGCTAACTGGAACCAAATGGCCTTCTCAATCGACCGTGTTGCCGTACAAGCCAAGACCCGCGCTCTTGCCAGCAACTACACCGTCGAATTGGCACAAGACCTCAAGGCTGTTCACGGTCTAGACGCTGAAGCCGAACTCGCTAATCTTCTCAGCACCGAAATTCTCGCTGAGATCAACCGCGAAGTCGTTCGCAGCATCTACTATGTAGCCAAAGATGGATCACAACAAATTGACCTAGCAGTTCCTGGTGTATATGATCTTGATGTTGACTCAGACGGTCGTTGGTCCGCTGAACGCTTCCGTGGCCTCAGCTTCCAAATCGAACGTGAGTGCAACACCATCGCCAAGGAAACCCGCCGTGGCAAGGGTAACTTCATCATCTGTGACAGCGATACCGCTGCTGCTCTAGCCATGTCTGGCTTCATGAGCCTCAGCCCCGCAATCGCTCCTCAGATCAATGCTGATGATACCCAAAACACCTTTGCTGGTATCCTCTCTGGCAAGATCCGCGTATACATCGATCCCTACAGCCCAGTTGGAATGAACTTCTTCGTAACTGGCTATAAGGGTGAGTCTCCATACGATGCTGGTTTGTTCTACTGCCCATACGTACCGCTACAAATGGTCCGTGCAGTAGATCCCAACACTTTCCAACCACGTATTGCATTCAAGACCCGTTATGGTGTTGTAGCCAACCCATACGTCCTTGACAGCAGCAATATTCCTGATGGAGAGAAGTTGACCAGAGGCTTGAACCAATACTACCGTATTACTCAAGTCAAGAATCTACACGGCAACGCCATCAACTGATTATTCAGTTAACCAAACCTTCGAAAACCTCCCGAGAAATCGGGAGGTTTTTGTTTTACCATAAATATTTCTATGAGCATTTGTTCATCAAACATCAATCCACTCTACAACAGTTATTTTCGTCTTATCTTTGGTCGTGGAACCAAGCAAATGGAACTCATGTGTCAGCGTGCAAATTTGCCAGGTATTGCAGTCCCCGATCAAAATCAGCCAACAGTTCTTGGTGTGACCATCCCTGTTCCCACCATGAGTGCAAACTTTGAATTATTAAATGTTGAATTCATCGTAGATTCTGATCTGACAAACTGGAAAAATTTGTATTCTTGGATTCGAAATATCACAAATATTCAAAATGATATCGATCACAATTTGATGTATCAAGATTGGCATCACTCAGCAAACTTGTATCTTTTTGATCCATCCAATAATTGCTCAATTTTGCAAACAACCTTTCACTACATCATACCAGTAAAATTGAATGGTTTGGTATTTCAAGCCGATAGTAGTGATGCCGTAATTCAAAAGGCCACATGCAGTTTCAAATATTCATATTATGACATGTGGGTTGATGGGGAAGATGCTGTCCCATCAAACTTGAAACAAAACCGTTAAAGATAGTCATTAGGGTTATCTGACCAACTTTCCGGATCCTCTGGTGGGCTCTCCGGTTTATAAGGCAGTTTATTGGTCTCTGGTTTCGTTTTACGGCGTTTCTTTCGCTTGGGTGGCTTCGGGGGCGTTTCTTCCTCCTCGGGGCTTATAAACGATTCTACGTCAGCTTCCTCTTCTGCATCATCATCTCCAAGATCCACTCCAGCAGCCTCAAAATTTTCCATCAAATCATTGATGAAACCAACAAAATCATCATTGTTGAAAAGCTCGTTTAAAAGTTCTAAACCTTGTTGGTTTCCTGTACTATAAACATTATTGGGTGCAATGGCTGATTTTGGGTTGTCTTGAATCAAAATCAAGTATGCCTCATACATTGATGTCAGTTCATCTGTTGGTGTTCCCATATAGACAATTGAATTACGAGGAACCAAAATTTCAAACCCTTTAATGTTGTAAAGATAATTGACAAGTTTGACGAATTCCATGATATCGCCTTCAGGAGTCTTTGTTGCATAGTTTTCCATCAAGGCAGGCATTCTCAAACTAATTTCGTGTTGGGACACATCCTTGACCAGACCAATTAATTCCTCTCCCGTAAGCAACCTAACAACTCTAAGTGTGCCTGAAAGAGGATTTTCAGGAAGTGAATCGGACATAGGATGTCCTCCTACTCTTATTTATTTTTTCTTAGGTCTGTAAAAGACATCGAATGAACGGTGTAATCAAACTTTTCTTTTTTGTAAATCTTCACACGCTCTTCGAAATGTCTGTAGATATGATTCTTGTGTGACTTCCAGCAAAGATCGTCAACAATGTCATATACTTTGAGTGTTTTCTTCTTCTCTGACACTCTAAGACCACGGCCAATGCTTTGAAGCAATCTTATAATCGATTTAGTAGGTGAAGCAAAAATAATATTGTCAAGATTGACAATGTTGATGCCAGTGCTAGTCGTACCAAAACTGGCCACCAGAATGGCGTTTGATTCTTTGTCGATGACTTTACGGATGTATTCTCTTGAATCTGCTTCTGTTTTTCCGTGTATGAGATATATTTTGCGATCCGTTCCCGCTGCTTCCAAGAGAGCTGCGAGTGGTTTACCGTGGTCTTCGACGTAATTAAAGAGGACAAGGGTATTCCCCTTGGTGCGGAGGGCGAGTTCTTTGATGAATTCGTTTCGCTTTTCATTCGTTACGATCCATTTCAATTCATCAATGTATTTTTGTTTCTTGATGAATTGCTTCTCCTCATCATTATATTTAAGAATTATGCAATCTATCCCGAGTTTTGCAAGCAAACCCTTGTTCATCAATCCCTTGGTTTGAATGAACTGAATCGCAGGACCAAGAATGCCTTCGATGCTAAGTCGATGAGCCTGTGCCTGATCTAGCGTACCTGTAGTACCAATTCGAAACCAAGCCTTTGAGAGTTTTTGACCAATGAAGTTGATTGATTCGGCTTTGGCTTGATGACACTCATCGAAGAAGACAGCATCGAACTGGTCAAACCAAGTCTTTGGGAGTTTGTATATCGACTGCCATGTAGAAACCACAACCTGTCTGTTGAGTTCCTTTTCTGCCCCAGCCATGATTTTTTGAATGTACTTCTTGCAGGACCAAGACTTGTCGTTCTTTGAATAGTCAAAGAAGTCGGATTCCATCTGATTGACCAGACCAACCGTGGGAACTAAAATAAGTATTTTCCGATCTGACTTTAATACGGATTGAAGAAACCGGACCAAGACGTATATGATCAAACTTTTGCCCGAACCAGTAGGCGAAATCAACACGCATCTGTGTTGATTCAAAGCATGCAGTATGGCCTGCTGTTGGTGTGGGTGCATTTTCACTGCTTGTTTCTTTACCGAAACCTGCAATGTATCGTAGAACTGTAAAAGTTTGTCCTCCGTGATGCATAGAGGATTTTTTGTCTCTTTAATATTTAGTTGGTATTGTCGTTCTTTACAAAACTTTTCTAGATAAGTTTTCAATCCACGGGGAAGAGTGGAAGAAAGAATGTCGAACAATCTTATTTTACCATCCCAGATTCTTTTTTTGTATAAAGGCATATATTGAGCACCTGGGACCATGAATGAAAAATAGTCCCTTAACTCTTGTTTTATGCCTTTGTCGGTCTTCACATAATACCGAACTTCATCAATAGAATCAACTTCAATATCCACATAATATTTAGACTATACCATTCATCATTTTGTTCCACTCAATGGCAGACTTTATGGCAAAGTTTCTGTTGTTGAGTGCTTTTAAAAATTCTTCAACCATCTTAATTTTGATCTCCGTAACAGAAATTTTAGACTTGAGCTCTATAAGTTTTGGGTCTGCATCCATAAACTTATCAACATCTGTCTTCAGAATATCCAGTTCAAATGGTTCTTCTTTCCAATCTGTAAGTTCTTCTTCGGAAGCCTTACCAGTATAAATTTTCCATTTACGCAAACGCAAAATGGCAAAGTCATGTTGGTACTTCGTCAAAAGTAATTTAAGATCCGTAAGTTGATTAAGATACTTGGAGTGTATTTGAGGTATCTTAAGAGACTCTATACCTAGTTCTGTAGAGTCTATTTGAGAGTCTTTAGTTATAGAGTTCTTTAGTTCTTCTAGATTCATCTTTAGTATTGTTCTTTAAAGTTCTTTTTAAGAGAACTATAGAGTATCTTTAGATAAAGTCAAATAAATATATTTGACATTTCTTTAATACGTCTTATATTATTGTGAGTACTTATGATCCCAAAAATTATTCATCAAATTTGGTTAGGCGACCAATCAAAACGACCACAAAAATTTATAGAAACTTGGATAGACAAAAATCCTTCTTGGCAACATAAGTTATGGACTGATGATAACTTACCCGAAATAAAATGCAAGAAGCAATTTGATCTTTGTCCATCTTTGGCTGGTAAAGCCGATATTTTGCGTTATCAACTTCTTCACGATGAAGGAGGGTTTTTTATTGATGCAGATGCAGAATGCGTAAATCCTTTAGATGATTTTTTTCTTGATAATGATTCTTTTTGTTGTTGGGAAAATGAAGAGTGTCGAAAAGGATTGATGTCAAATGGTTATTTGGCATCAGTTAAGGACTGTCGTTTGATGAAACTCATAATGAATCGAATATCGACATATGAAAATATGAGTTATCATCCATTAGAAACTTGGACAGTCACAGGACCACTTCTTTTGACTAATACAGTATACTTAAACACATATCCTATAACAGTTTATCCAAGTTGGTATTTCATACCCAAACATTATAGTGGTATTGAGTACGCTGGGTCAGACAAGATATACGCAAAACAATACTGGGGAACAACCCCGAATTCAGGTTATGAATATTAATATTTCAACAATACCAATCTATCTCATAACAATCAAAACTGCAACGCAAAATCATAAAAAATTGCAAAGTATTTTTGATAAACATTCTTTAAATGTTGAATACATCTATGGTGAAATTTTAGATAAAACCAATTTAAGTTTTATGGAGATTCAAACACAAAAATCTTCGTTGGTTGCCAAAGCTCATATTGAAGCACTTAAAAAAACAAAACCACCATTTTTGATTTTAGAAGATGATGTAAATATCACAAACAACTTTACAAAAGAATTCAATATTCCAGATGATGCTGATGCGTTTTATTTGGGAACTTCTGTGTGGGGTATGTTAAATGGCAATTCTGTTGGTGGGGGTTCAAGAGGTCAAAAAATAAATCATAATTTTAGTAAAGTATGGGGTATGTTGGGCATTCATTCAGTAATTTACATTACTGAAAATTATGTAAACACAACTATAAAAAATCTTGAAAATTGTATAGAAATAAATCGTTATTGTGATGAGTGTATCGCAGAGGATATGATCAATCATAAAGTATATTGTGTAAATAACCCAATATTTTATCAAGACGATGGGCATAATAATGCCGTCACATCTGTACCATTTGGAGTTTATTTGTCATGAAAATAATATCGTACAGTTTATGGGGGTCTTCTTCAAAATATTGTTTGGGAGCAATAAAAAATGCTCATCTGGCTTTAGACATATATCCTGGCTGGATTTCTAGATTTTATATTGGAAAAAATACTCCCCAAAGTTATATTGATGCGTTAAAAAGAATAAAATATACTGAAGTTGTAGAAATGCCAGAAGAAGGAAATTGGACAGGTATGTTTTGGAGATTTAAAGCAGCAGATGGCGATGATATTGTTATTTCAAGAGATACTGATTCTAGATTATCTCAAAGAGAAAAAGATGCTGTAGATGATTGGTTAAATTCTTCTTTTGATTTTCATATTATGAGAGATCACCCATATCATAGAACAGAAATATTAGGCGGTATGTGGGGCGCTAGAAATGGTATTTTAAAAGGAATAAATAAAATGATTGATGACTATGTTAAAGGTGATTTTTGGCAAGTTGATCAAAATTTTTTAAGAGAGCAAATTTATGATAAAGTAGTAAATAATGCATATATTCATGATTCTTTTTTTAAAATTGAACCAAACACAAAACCTTTTCCAACAAAACGAATAAATTATGAATTTGTTGGTGAAGTCTTTGATCATAAAGATCAAAGACATCCAGATCATTATCAAATTATAAAATATTATGAAAAAAATTAAAATATTATTTTATTCACATACCATAGATTATGGTGGTACATGGAGATCACATGAACGAGTGTTGATGAATTTAAATAGAGAAATATTTGATCCATATGTATTTTATAACTTTAAAAAAAATAACAATAGATTAGAATATCTTAAAAATAATTTTATAGAATCAAATATAATACCATTTGAAGCGTCAAATCAAAAAACTGGTCCAGAAAATGGTTATTCCTATTTAACAACAAATTTTTCAGAACTAGCAAAAAAATATGAGTTTGATATAATTCATTTTGCAAGAAGTGGATATTATGAGTGGCCATTCATCGAACGATTGGCTCCAGTGCAAATAGAAACTAATATTTTTGCTGGTAGAGATTATAGTCCATTTTTAGATTGTTCTGTTTCTGTATCCGACAGAATAACAGAGTTGCGTGGGGGTTCTGATTATAAAATTTATAATCCCATACCACAACCTCTAAATAACAATAAAAATTTAAAACACGAATTAAATATTCCTGAAGAATATCATATTTTTGGTAGAGTTGGAAGACCAGATAATTTTCATGATATAGCTTTAAAATCTTTGGTAAAGTTTAAAAATATGGGATATAAATTCAAATATATTATACTTGGACCTTGTGAAAAAACAATTCAAATGATAAATGAGTTGAATTTATCGCAAAATTGTATTTTAATTCCACCAACAAATGACGATAATTTTATACATCAATTATATAATACTATTCAAGTATTTTTGCACTATAGAATTGATGGAGAATCGTTTGGTGTTGCAATAGCACATGGTATGATGTACGGTGTACCAATTATATCCCACTACGCTGGATTTAATGCACAAAAAGAAATTATAGATAATGGTGGATATGTAGCATACAATGTGGATGATTATACGAATTATTTGGTGTCGTTGGTTGAAAATAAAGAATTTTATTCTGTAATTTCACAAAATGCAAAATTAAGAGCACAAGATTTTAACGAAAATAAAATTGTAAAAGAATGGGAAAAAGTATATTGTAATTTATACAACAAAAAAGGAAGTTAGTATGTATTCACAAGGCTATGAAGAAATTTATTTATTAAATTATTTTAAAAATAATAATACTGGATTTTTAGTTGATATTGGCGCAGCCGATGGTATTAATAATTCCAATAGTAAAAAATTAATAGAATTAGGTTGGAGTGGATTATTAGTAGAACCAAATAAAAAAAATTATAATAAATTAAAAAATTTATACACATTAAATAATAATATTATTTTAGAAAATGTGGGTTGTTCATCAGAAACAAAATTAAATCAAATTTTTTATATAGATAAAAACGACGAATACGAACAGATTTCAACTTTTAGTCATGAACAACATTTATTGTGTAAAAAATTGTTTAATTGTCCATTTGTAGAAGATATAGTTGATGTTTATAATACATCGGAATTGTTGTTAAAACATAATATTACAAATATTGATTTTCTATCCATAGATACTGAAGCATATGATTCTAATGTCATATTAGGATTAAATTTTGATAAAATAACAATAAATTTAATTTGTGTAGAAAATATAAATGAAACTGCTGTTAATGTTTTAAAAAATAATAATTATGAAATTTGTTATAAAACAGATAATACTTTTTTTAAAAAAAATAGATGAAAATATTATTAATACAAGAAAATGGTCGGCATGATGTTAATAGAAATTATAGAGAATGTTTTTGCTTACAGCGAGCATTTATATCACATAATCATCTATGTGATGTTTGGGGATTAGGTCACACAAACTACAATACAATTCCGGATTATGAATCATATGATTGGATAATCAATTTAGAAAATTATGATGAATCTAATTGGGTTCCAAATATATCTAATGTAAAAAATCCTAAAAAATTTTTATGGAGTATAGATGCTCATTGTCGCGGTGAAGATATATACGAACAAACATTTACACTAGGTAAATATGATTATTTACTGCACTCAACAAAAAATTTTGTAAAAAAGCCATACCACATTTGGTTTCCAAACTCTTTTGATAATTTATTAATTAAAAAGTTAGATGTACCAAAACAATATGATATTGGATTCTGTGGAAATTATGTAAACAGAAAATCAGTATTGGAATGGCTACAACAATCTTTTGGTTTACATTTAGATATATTTGTAATTGGTGATGAAATGGTTAAAACTGTTAACTCATATAAATGTCAGTTTAATCTGAATATATCAAATGATATAAATTATAGGTCGTTTGAAACTATAGGATGTGGGACAATATTATTGACGAATTACAATCCACAGTATATAGAATTAGGTTTTAAAGATAATGTAAATTGCTTGATGTATAAAGATACATCAGAACTTATTGACAAAATACAATATGTAAAAAATAACGATTTACTTGATATAAGTAGTAGAGGTTACGAATTATCTAAAAAACATTCTTACATAGAACGTTTAAATTTATTATTTTCAATATGAATTTAACTATTTTAATTTGTGTTCACAGCAATAACGATACGAATGATTGTTATCTAAAAGAAGCAATAGATTCATTGTGTGAACAAACTTGTAAAAATTTTAAAGTTGTTGTAGTGTTGGATGAGTGTTGGAATAATACAAAAGTAGTTGTACAAGATTCATTAAAATTTTTTAATAATATTATTTTAGAAAAAAATACAAAAACTGGATTAGCAAGTGCTAAAAATTATGGTTTAACAAAAGTAGATACAAAATATGTTGGTTTTTTAGATGCTGATGATTTATATGTGCCAGATAAAATTGAAAAGCAATTTAATTTTTTAAAAAATGAAAATGTAGATTTTTTAGGAACTCATGCATATAATATCTTTAATAGAGATAAAACATTATATCCTAGTTGTTTGGATATTAATATGTATAATTCTCATGAAGATATAGTAAAAATTTTACCAAAACAAAATGTTTTGACTCATGGTTCTATGATAATTAAAATGTCCGCACTTAAAAAATTAAATTTTTATAATAATGTAAAAGGTGCTGAAGACTGGGATTTGTGGAAACGTGCTGCAAATAGTGGTTATAAATTTTATCAATTACCAGAAAGACTTTATATTTACTCTTTGGGAACTTCTGTAGAGCGTTAATACTGTGATATATTGTTATTTAAAAGGTGGTTTGTGTAATATGCTTTTTCAAATGGCAGCAACATATGCATTTGCAAAAGAAAATAATACGCAACCATCTTTTCCAAATTTATTTGATCATTTAAAATTTTTAAATGATGAGCAATATCATAACCCAAAAATAAATTATGCCAATGACTACTTGCATCTATTTCAAAAATGTATAGTAGAATCACCAAAAAATAATATTCCAAAATATGAATACCCTTTTCACTATGATCCCCATATACCACAAGATAATTCAATAGTAAACGGTTTTTTTCAAAGTGAAAAGTATTTTTACAAATACAGAGATCAAATATTAAAATATTTTGAACCCACAGATGATATAAAAAATAAAATAAGTCTAATCTTAAAAACATTACCAAAACAATTTAATGTTATACACATCCGTCTCGGGGATTATGTTAAAAATTCTTATTCTCACAATAACTTACCAATTTCATATTTTTTAAATGGTATAAAACTTTTAAATTCTAAGTTACCTTATATTATTTTTAGCGATGACATTCAAACATGTAAAAATAATTTTATCGGTGATCAATATATTTTTATGGAAAATAATAAAGATTACATAGATTTATTTTTAATGAAAGAAGGAAAAAATTGTATAATGTCTAATTCTAGTTTTAGTTGGTGGGGTGCGTGGATGAATGAAGACATAAATAGAGTGATCGCTCCAAAACAATGGTTTGGTCCAGTATTATCTTATCACAACATAAGTGATATTATACCTAATAGGTGGGAAAAAATAGACGCATGATTGAAAAATATTATTCTAAAGTTGAACCAAATAAACTACTTCATCTTGTCCATAGACTAGAAAATGTATCTGCGAGGGTAAACATTATTCCTGAAGATAATTTTTTACAATGTTCGTTTATGTGTCTAGAAAATAATCAAACATTTAAAGCCCACAAGCACATAGAAAAAAGTAGAAGTTATACAAATCAGATAGCACAAGAATCTTGGATTGTAATTAAAGGTAAAATTAAATCAATTTTTTATGATATTGATGATTCTATGTTAACAGAAGTTATTTTAAATCCCGGTGATGCAAGTTTTACTTTATACGGTGGTCACAATTACCTTATCCTTGAACCAAATACAATTGTTTATGAATATAAAACTGGACCATATGAAGGACTGGCCTTAGATAAAGAATTTTTAAAATGAAAAAATATTATAGAATACAGCCAATTTACCATGGATGGGGTTACGGTTATGGATTTTTTTCAAATTATAGAATTTGTCTAGAGCATCTTATCCACCATCATGAAACTAAAGGAGAAGGAATCCCATATATTGATTGGGGTAGAACTACATGGGTTGAAGGTTTTACACCAAACATGAGTGATATATCGGGACAAACTAGACAAACCAGCATATTGGTTCCAAACGGTAACCCATTTGATTATTGGTTTGATCAAGATATTCCACAGCCAGACGATATTATCATAGATTGTACTGTTCCAAGGAGATCAGAAATAATAGATCATTCAAAACATTATTTTGATCAGCCGGATCAACTTATCAGACAACAAACGGTTGATAAATTGTATATAAAACCAAAACAATTTATTTTAGATAAAGTTAATGAAATCTATGAAAAAGAATTAAAAGGCTATACTACTCTAGGTATGATGATACGGGGAACAGAATTTGATGCTATTCATCCAGAATATGGAATTTTTACTATTCAAGATTATGTAAAAAAAATACAAACAATACTAGATGAAAATCCTCAAATAAATAAATTATTTTTTGTTAGCGAAGATAGTGATTATATAGAAACCTTGTCAAAAACTTTTCCAAATTCTTATTATATTCCCGATGTCTTTAGAAAAACTGATGAAACACCGGAGTACTATAACAAAGTACATTGCTGGATAGAAATTAGCACAAAAAGAGAAAATCATCGCCGTTTATTGGGTGAAGAAGCTATAATACAAACTAAATTGTTAGGAAAATGCGATTATCTTTTTGGAAAAATATCTGGATTATTTTGTGGGGGAATATTGTGGAACGAAAATATAAAGAAAGTGTTTAAGGCATAATATGTTAAGAACAGAAATAATACAACGTTTAATAAACAAGATAAATGCTAAATCCTATCTAGAAATAGGAATGGGGCCCGGAATAAATTTTAATTCGATAGTTTGTGATTATAAAATATCAGTAGATCCAAATCCATGTGTTCCAGTTTCGTTTAAAATGACATCCGATGATTTTTTTAAACAAAATACAGAAAAATTTGATATAATCTTTATTGATGGTTTGCACTGGTGCAAACAAGTATATTTTGATATAATAAATTCTTTAAAAATATTAAATACAAATGGATATATTATTTGCCACGACATGAATCCTTACAATGAATTTGTACAAAGGTATCCCGAACCAATGTCTGGGGCTCCATGGACAGGAGATTGTTGGAAAGCTTGGGTCAAATTAAAAACTGAAAGAAAAGATTTGTACATGAGAGTCATTGATACGGATTACGGGTGTGGTATAATCTCTGAAGGATACCAAGATCTTATAGACGTAGAAGACCCCTACAATTTAAATTATGAATTTTTTAATTTAAATAGAACAAAACTATTAAATCTTATAACAGTTGACGACTTCGTAAAATCCTTATGATTGATATAAAAGGTACAAATGTACTAATTGATAATGATAATTTTGTAAAAAATTCTCTATCAATAAATGGATCAAACATTGCAATAGATAAAGGATTTTACTGCACACCCAATATTAAAATTGGTTCGTATGTTCATATTGGACCGTATGTTACTATTATAGGTGGTAAAAATTCTTATTTTGAAGTTAAAGGATTTAATAATATTATGGCTGGTGCCAGAATAATTTGTGCTTCAGATAGATTTGATGGAAGCGGATTATTTGGGGCAATGATTCCAAATGAATATAAAGGAACACAAATAAATAAACCTGTCACGATGGAAGAGTTTTCAAATGTTAGCACCAATGCAATAGTTCTTCCCGGATCGATTTTAAGAAGGGGTGTACTATTAACCGCAGGAAGTTTGCTTAGGGGTGAAACAGAAGAGTGGGGAGTGTATAAAGGTAATCCAGCAGTTTTGGTTAAAAAAATAGACCCATCAATAATATTAAATAATGCAAAAAAGTTGGGTTATTCTGAAATATAATTTTTTGACATTATAAAATAATATATTATATTACATAAATAACTAGATTGTTAATTTTTATGGATTTTGATTTAATAACACAGTTTGAAAATGAAATTAAAAATTTTTTTGGAGCTCCATACGCAATAGCCGTGGATTCATGTACACACGGTGTAGAACTGTGTTTAAGATATAAAAAAAATGAAAAGATATCTGTGCCAAAACACACGTATCTTTCTATTCCTTTTTTAGCCAAAAAATTAAATATTATGCTTGAGTGGAAAGATGAAAATTGGAAAGATTATTATTATATTACTGAAGATATAATTGACGCAGCAGTATTATGGAAAAAAAATAGTTATATTCAAAATACTTACATGAATGTAAGTTTTCAATACAAAAAACATCTTTCGCTTGGCAGAGGTGGTATAATTCTTACAGATAATTTAGAAGCGGCAAACCAACTTAAAAAAATGTCATATGATGGAAGAGAACACAATGTTCCGTGGAGAGATCAAAATATATCCACTGTTGGATATCATTATTATATGACACCAGAAACAGCAAAGTTGGGATTAGAAAAATTACCAAAAGCAATCGAAACACCTCCGGTTCAATGGACTATCCAAGATTGGCCGGATTTAACAGAGATGGATATTTTTAGAAAGTAATTTATGAAAAAGGCTTTTATTACCGGAATAAACGGTCAAGACGGATCATATCTAGCAGAATATCTTTTAAGTTTAGGGTATGATGTTTATGGAATTGTTAGAAGAAATTCTGTTGCAGAAAATCAACAAAACCGATTTTCTAATGAAATTAGAGAAAAATTAAATATTAGTTATGGCGATTTATTAGATCAATCTAGTTTAGAACGTTTATTAGATAAAATACAACCAGATGAAATCTATAATTTAGCAGCACAAAGCCATGTTAAAGTAAGTTTTGAAATTCCACAATTTACAGCACAGACAAATGGTTTGGGTGTCATGAATATTTTGGAAGCATACAGGCGATCTTGTCCAAATGCAAAATTTTATCAAGCAAGTTCTTCTGAGATGTTTGGTAATTCTGTTGACGATGATGGATTTCAAAGAGAAACCACTCCAATGCACCCAGTAAGTCCTTATGGCTGTTCTAAATTATTTGGTTATTCTTTGGTAAGAAATTATAGAAATTCTTATAATTTACATGCAGTAAATGGAATTTTATTTAATCATGAGTCTCCAAGAAGAGGGTCAAGTTTTGTTACTAGTAAAGTTATTAAAACTGCTGTTAATATTAAATATGGTTATGAAAATACTTTAGAATTAGGAAATATGGATTCATACAGAGATTGGGGTCACTCTAAAGATTATGTTAAAGCAATGCATTTAATAATAAATCATGATAAACCCGATGATTTTGTTGTATCAACAATGCAAACACATTCTGTATTGGATATGGTAAAATATGTGTTTACAAAATTGAATTTAGATTATACCAAACATGTGGTCCAAAATGAAAAATTTTTAAGACCAGAAGAATTAAAGTATTTAAGGGGTGATTCCACAAAAATTAGACAAATTCTTAACTGGAAACCCGAATATACTTTTCAAACTCTTATGGATGATATGATTGAACATAATTTAAAAATTTGTAAAAGGTAAAATGGAGAACATACAATGAATATTTTAGTAACAGGTGTTTCTGGATTATTGGGGTCAAGATTTTCGTCTTGGCTTTTAGAACAAAATAAAAATATAAATGTAATTGGTATAGATGATTTGAGTGGTGGTTATATAGAAAATATTGATCCTAAAATTAAATTTTATGAAGTTAATTGTTTAGATGATAAAATTAATAAAATTTTTAAAGAGACAAAACCGGAATTAGTCTATCATTTTGCGGCCTATGCCGCAGAAGGTCTTAGTCCATTTATTCGTAAATTTAATTATAACAATAATCTTTTGTCTACAGCTAATATAGTAAACAATTGTATAAACCATAATGTAAAAAGATTAATTTTTACTTCTTCGATGGCAGTATATGGAAATAATGTACCACCATTTGATGAAATCATGCTTAGAAATCCTATAGATCCTTATGGAGTCGCCAAAGCTGCTTGTGAACAAGATATTGAAATAGCCGGAATACAGCATGGTTTAGATTGGTGTATAATAAGACCTCATAATGTTTATGGAAAAAACCAAAATATATGGGACAAATACCGAAACGTTTTGGGTATTTGGATGTATCAAAATTTAAATAATCAACCTATAACAATATACGGTAGTGGCGATCAAAAACGTGCATTTAGCTATATTGATGATTGTTTAAATCCATTATGGTTGGCTGGAACAAGTAAGTTGGCATCAAAACAAATAATAAATTTGGGTGGCATTAAAGAATATTCTATAAATGATACTGCAGATATTATTTTAGAGGTTATGGGTTATGGTAAAAAAGTTTATCTTGAAGAAAGACACGAAGTAAAATATGCTTGGTCAACTTGGAAAAAATCACAAGATATACTTTTTTATGAAGATAAAACTAGTTTAAAAAATGGCTTGACAGAAATGTGGAATTGGGCCAAAACCCAACCCAATAGAATTCAAAAAAAATGGGATTCTTATGAAGTTGAAAAGGGAATATATTCGTATTGGAAATAAAAAATTTATATGAAGTGTATAATTACAGGTGGTTGTGGATTTATTGGTTCAAATGCAGTTGATTTGCTTATCAACGAAGGTCATAGAGTTGTTGTTATAGACAATCTTTCTTCTGATGTTCATGATAATTTTTATTATAATGATAAAGCAATCTATTACCATTATGATGTTTCAGACTATATAATGTGTTCAGATATTTTTAACAAATATAAACCTGATATAGTTTTGCATTTTGCAGCAGAAGCCAGAATACAAAAATGCATTGAAGATCCACAAAAAGCGTTTGAAGTAAATGCAATGGGGACACTGACAATGTTGTCATTGTGCAAAAAATATTCAGTTTCAAAATTGATATTATCAAGCACATCGGCTATATACGGAAATTCTTCAAAAGAGCAGAAAGAAATCAATAAACCAGATTGCCTTAATCCATATTCATTGAGTAAATTGCATGCCGAGCAATATTGTAATTTATATGGAAATCTTTATGGGGTAGACACGGTTTGTCTTCGTTATTTCAATGTCTATGGGCCAAGAAATCCGTCTAAGGGTCAATACGCTCCCGTCATTGGAATATTTCAAAAACAAAAAAAGAACAACCAAAACATCACAATTATAGGTAATGGGTTGCAAACCAGAGATTTTGTTCATGTACAAGATGTTGTTGAAGCCAACTATAAGTTTAGTTTGAGTGAACAAAAATACAATGGTGAAGTGTTTAATGTTGGTACCGGGAAAGCATATAACATAAACGAAATCGCTTCAAAAATTCAACTAGACAAATCTAAACACGAATATTTACCAGAAAGAATGGGTGAGTGTCGCAATAGTAAGGCAAATGTAGAAAAACTAAAATCAGTTTTGAACTGGATTCCAAGCAGAGACTTGATGGAATATCTTGACAAAACCCAAGTAGATGCTACACTTTAAAGGTGAAAAAGACCAAAAAGAAAAAAGCCAAGCCATCGGATGCTGATTATGTAGACAATCAGCAGCTCTATGATGCCTTGGTTGAATACAAAAAGAAGTGCAAAGACGCAGATAACTCTGGACGAAAGAAGCCAAAGTTACCAGATTACATCGGTGAGTGTGTATTGAAGATAGCAAGCCGATTGTCATATAGACCAAATTTTGCAAACTATTCCTATAGAGACGAAATGGTGTCTGATGCCGTTTTAAATTGCATAACATACATAGATAATTTTGATCCTAAGCGTTCAACCAGCCCATTTGGTTATCTAACCCAAATTTGCTGGTTTTCTTTTGTGCGTATAATCAACAAAGAAAAGAAAGAAAAATATGTTCAATATAAGTTTGCAGAACAACAGAACAACAAAGACTTTCAAAATTGGTTCAATGAAACCTATGCTGGAATGGATATCGGAAGACGAGATTTTTTTGGTCTTACCGATTCCGACATGGTAAGGTTTGATGAAATGTGTCAGCCAAAGAAGGCAAAGAGAAAAAAGCGAAAGCCAAAGCCGGATCCATTTGATCTATGAAAGCAATAATTCTTAACGACACTCATTTTGGATACAAGAATGATTCGTGCATAGTTCTTGATTACTTCCTTGAGTTCTTCACGGAACAGTTATTTCCCTACATGAAGGAACACAACATCAAGACTATCTTCCATCTAGGAGATCTTTTTGACAGGAGAAAATATGTCAATTTCAAGACGCTTCACAGAGTTCAAAAAGAGTTTTTTGACCCACTACTTGAGATGGGCATCAAAGTCCACATCATCTGCGGAAACCACGACACCTATTACCGTAATACCAATTCCATCAACTCCTTGCAGGAACTCGCTGGACATTATTCGAATTGGTCAGTCTATTCAGAGCCGACCAATATACAGCTTTCCTGCGGTTGTGTCGCACTGCTCCCGTGGATAAACCCGGAAAATGAAGACCAAGCAGCAAAGTTTCTTGCAGACAACACATGTTCTGTATTGCTAGGACATCTTGAACTTTTTGGCTTTCAGAGCATCCGTGGAGTATTCATAGAGCAAGGTTATGATCCCAAGCATTTCGATAAGTTTGAGTACGTTCTTACTGGGCATTATCACATTAAGTCTAGCCGTGATAATATTCATTATCTCGGAACGCAATACCAAATGGGCTTTTCTGACGTTTGGGAAGAAAAGGGCTTCCATGTCTTCGACTTTCAGGATCGTACTCTTACATTTGTCAAGAATACCAGAAAGTTATTCCATACGATTGATTATGATGAAGACAACAAAGAAAAACTAGATCATTCTCAGTTCAAGGATTGTTATGTGAAAATCTTCGTGAAGAACAAGACAAAGCCAGCGTTGTTTGAGAAATACCTAGACAAGTTCTATGAGGTAGGTGTTGCAGAGTTGGTGGTTTCGGAAGAGATTTCTTCAAATCCAGAACTTGTTGCTGTGGACATTCACAAAGACACGCTTCAACTCCTGCACGAAGAAATAGAAACAATCAACGAGAAATCAATTCAAAAACCTTTGCTTGCCGAAATCATAAATGCAGCTTACAATAATGCATTGTCCAAGGAAGAAGAATGATTGAATTTGTATCAGTAAAGTTTAAAAACTTTGGATCATTCGGAAACAATTACTCCGAGATCAAACTAAACAACAACAAGACAACCTTGGTGACGGGGACAAACGGAAACGGAAAATCGTTTGCTCTTCTGGATTCCTTGTGCTTTGGGTTGTTCGGAAAGCCATTCCGTCCAATCAACATTCCTCAGTTGGTGAATTCAGTAAACAACCGCCATTGCATGGTGGAGATTGAATTCAAGCGATCAGGATCAACATACATCGTCAAAAGAGGTCTAAGTCCAAAAATATTTGAGATCTACAAAGATGGTGAGATGCTTGATCAACATGCCAAGTCAAAGGATTACCAAGAACACTTTGAGGAACAGATTCTGGGCTTTGATTACGCAGCATTTAAGCAAGTCGTAATTCTAGGCAAGTCAAACTTCATTCCTTTCATGCAGTTGACACCCAACGAAAGACGAAAGATCATCGAAGGTCTTTTGGATCTTGACATTTTGGCTGACATGAATGTCTATGTTCGTGGTGAACTCTCCAAACTGAAGACTGAAATATCCGAAGAAGAGAGTTTTGTAAAGATTGCCCATGAAAAGGTAAAGTCTTTAAATGAGCTAAAAACTCAGATCGACAACACCAAAAATTTGGAGATGGCCGAGTATGAAGATAAAATTGTAGAACTGAAAGCATCCGTAAAGTCAGAGGAAACTTTTATTCAAAATAAGGTAACTGAACTTACAGAACTTGAAAATTTAAAGAAAGAACACAGTTCTAGGATCGCTTCTATGGCCGGGGTTCCCACAATGCACTCCAAGGCATTGGAACTCCAAGAATCGCTTATAGGGCAAATAAACACTCTAGAAACAGATCCAAAGTGCACTTGCTGTGGTCAAACTTTGCCAGAAGAGGCCAGACAAAAGCATTTGGAGGAGAAAAGAAAAAAATTGGCTTCTTGTAAGAAATCCTTACAGGTTGGTGACAAAAAACTCAAAGAACTTGAAAATTTGAAAGCTGAAGTAGAAACTTTAAATCAAAAGATCTTGGAATTGAATATTTTGCAGGCACAGGGTGTCACCCGTAAGAATGGTTTCAACAATGAAATTTTGTCTTTGAATCAAAAAATTGCTAAGATAAAGAAGACCTCAAGTGAATCTGAGATCAATACAACGATAGAAGAAGCAATTGCCGAAAAGGACAAACATGCCAAGGCTTTGGAGAGTGCCATCAGCAAGCAAATTCACCACGACGTTGTTTACGATATTCTCAAGGATGGTGGGCTTAAGAGTCGCATCATCAAGCATTATGTTCCCATCATCAATGGACTCGTCAACAAGTTCCTCGGAAAACTCAATCTCTATGTTGACTTCCATATCGATGAGGAATTCAAGGAAACAATCAAGTCACGATACAGAGATGCATTCTCATATTCCTCTTTCTCTGAGGGAGAGAAACAGCGTATCGATCTGGCCATTCTCCTGACTTGGAGAGAGATTGCAAAGATGAAGAACAGTTTGAATTGCAATCTGCTCATCTTTGACGAGATTCTTGATTCTTCTTTGGATTCGACTGGAACTGAATCGTTCTTGAAGTTATTGAACAAGATGAAGAGCAAGTGTTCGATCTTCATCATCAGCCACAAGGCAGATGCGCTGACTGACAAATTCGACCAACAGATGCAATTTGAGAAGAAAAACAACTTCTCAAGAATCAAGGCTCAAGTCTAAATATTATTGAATGTTCAAAGGAAACTTTCAATTAAAGAACGCTTCCGGGAAACCCATTACTTATTCCAATGGGGATGTAGTGATATATCAGGGAAAGATGTATCAGTGCACAACCGAAACACAAAAGACCCCATTTCAAGCACCCCTTAATTGGAAATTTACTGGTTCTACAGAAATAGTTCAATCCAGCGATCCACCATTGAATCCAAAAGTTGGTCAAATGTGGGGATCGACAAATGGAAAATTTTATATTTGGTTTGAGGACCCAGATGGTTCTCAATGGATTGAAACTTGATTTGCAAAAAACAGGAGTTATAATATCACCATGAATGAAGACAGTTTTGAGAAATTCACTAATCGCCGCAAGAATAAGAAAAACGGATTGAGCCGCAAGCAAGAGAAAAGGCAGAAGCGGGGCAATCGCCATGAAAGCAAGCAGCAGGTGAATGATATGATGTATCGTCGTGACGAAGAATAATCTACAAAAGGATCTATATGAGTACTGTGACAAAAATGCGTTTGAGCAAAGAAACATTTAACATTCTAAAAAACTTCTCCTCCATCAATTCAAACATTCTCATCAAACCTGGGAATGTGCTGAAGACTCGTTCGGCAGGAAGCAACATCTATGTCAAGGCCACCGTTCAGGAGGATTTTGACACCGAAATTTCCATCTGGGATCTCAACAAGTTTCTAGGTGTGGTCAGCATGTTCAACAATCCCGATCTTGAGTTCCATGACACGCATGTTGACATCTCCAACGGGCGTTCAAGCGTAAAGTATTATTACGCAGAGAAGTCCCTGTTGACTGTTCCCACCAAGGACATCAACATGCCTGAAGTTCTCTTCTCATTCAATCTTGATGAGCAGGATCTTAGTGAAGTGATGAAGGCTGCTAGCATCCTTCAGGTCAGTGATCTGAAGATCATTGCTGGTGACGGTCAGATTCGCCTTACTGTCGATGATTCCTCCAACAGCACATCCGATAGTTTTGAAATTGTGGTTGAGGAAAACTATAGTGGTCCTGATTATGAAGGAAACATCTCAATCAACGAGATTAAGTTCCTTCCAGGTTCCTATAAAGTAGAAGTCACGGATACCGTGGTTTCTAGGTTCACACACAGTTCCCAAGACATTACTTATTACATCGCAATCAACAAGGGATAAAAGTGACTGATATACGTGATATGTTGTGGGTGGAATCATACCGCCCACAAACGCTGTCTGATTGCATTCTTCCAATAGATCTAAAAAAGATCTTTGAGGGAATGGTAAAAGAGGGATCTGTTCCCAACATGCTTCTTTATGGAAAGGCAGGCACGGGCAAGACTACGGTTGCCCGTGCCTTGGCAAAGGATGTTGGTTCAGAATACATTCTCATCAACTGCTCGGAAGAAAATGGAATTGATACGCTGAGAACCAAGATTCGTCAATACGCATCAACAGTATCGCTGAATGGAAATCACAAGATAGTAGTGCTTGATGAGTTTGACTATGCAAATCCTCAGTCAATTCAGCCAGCATTGCGTGGAGCCATAGAGGAATTCCACAAGAACTGCCGATTCATACTGACTTGCAATTACAAGAATCGCGTCATTGAACCTTTGCATTCCAGATGTACTGGGATTGATTTCACGATTCCCAATGCAGAAAAAGCACAAATTGCATCTGCAATGCTTGGTCGTGTGGAACATATTCTGACAACGGAAAAGGTTCCATATGAAAAAGCGGTCTTGGTCAATCTTGTCAAGAAGCATTTTCCTGACATGCGAAGAATCATCAATGAACTCCAGAAGTATTCAAGTTCTGGAAAGATTGATGTTGGCATTCTTGCTCAAGGCAGCAGTGAATCGTACAAGGAACTCATTGGATTCATGAAGAACAAGGACTTTACTTCATGCAGAAAGTGGGTTGTACAGAATCTGGATCTGAATACGACAGAGTTTTTCAAGCGACTTTATACGGAACTATATACAGTCTTGAAACCAAATTCAGTTCCACAAGCAATTTTAATTGTTGCTGAGTATCAATACAAAGCAGCTTTTGCATCAGACCAAGAAATCAATACAATGGCATTGATCGTACAGATCATGATGGATTGTGAGTTTAACTGATGGAATTAAAAGACTTTTTGAACAGCATAAATCACGACAAGAAAGCGCTGCTGGACAAGGACGAAAAGGATGTTCGTCTTTATCCAGCTTTTGTCGTCAATAAATGCTTGTCATACTTTCCAGATACATTGTTTCATGCAAACGAGATGAATTGTCACCCGTGGCTTGATTCCAAATCCCAGTTTGATTTTTACAGACTATCTGTAAGAAAAAAGAAGCGTTTCTCTCATTGGATACGCAAGGATACCGAAGAAAATATTACGGTAATTAAAGAGGTTTTTGGATACAACGACATGAAAGCCAGAGAAGTACTAAATATCCTTAGTACAACAGATATAGACAATTTAAAAGCATATCTAAACAAAGGTGGAACTGGTAAGTAGGAGTGAAAGCAGTTATGTCAGATGTATCCGATAAAATATTCAATAATGTAGGCGTTCATGTAACTTTATTCGACCCAGAAGATTTCATGGTTGTTCGTGAAACTTTGTCACGAATCGGCGTGTCTCCAAAGGGCAAGAAAGTATTGTATCAATCTTGTCACCTGATTCACAAGAATGAATGCTACATCGTTGCCCATTTCAAAGAACTTTTTGCCTTGGATGGCCTTCCATCAAATGTCTCGGAAGAAGACATCAAGAGAAGAAACGCAATCATAAAATTGCTGGAAGAATGGGAACTTCTGGAAATTGTTGACAAGGAAAAAGTAAAAGACCGAATGCCCCTATCTGGTTTAAAGATAATTAAATATACAGAGAAAGAACAATGGGAATTGATTCCCAAGTTCAATCCTGGATCTCTTCGTAAGTTTTTCAATACATAAGGATGAATATGCACAAGTTGACTTTGAGTATGATCGTAAAGAACGAAGCCCCAAACATTGAGCGTTGCTTGGCTTCATGCGCACCTTTCATTGATTACTATGTAATCTGTGATACCGGATCAACGGACAATACCAAGGAGATCATCAAGAAGTTCTTTGATGAAAAGGGTATTCCCGGTGAGATCCACGACCACGAATGGTCTGATTTTGGAACCAATCGCTCAAAGGCTCTTGAACTTTGCATGGGCAAGACTAAATGGGCTCTGATGATCGATGCTGATGACTTTATCACGGGAACTCTTCCTGTCGATAAGTTTGATGACAATCTTGACGGTTATGTAGTCCAGATCAAGCGCGGAGAGTTCAAGTGGCTTCGTGCCCAGATCTTCAACTTGGGCAAGAAAAAGTGGTGGTACGAAGAGCCTCTGCATGAATATGCCATCTGCGAGCAGCCAATGAATGTTGGCAAACTTGAGGGTGACTATGCATGGGAAGTTCGTACCGAAGGTTGCCGTTCACGATCTGTTTCCAACGACATTGAAAAGTATACCAAGGATTATTACATTCTTAAGGGATATTTGGAGAAGGATCCAAATCAGCCTCGCAAGCAATTCTATGCAGCACAGTCTGCCTTTGACGCAAGAATGTTTGAGATTGCGGAAAAGGAATACCTCAAGAGAATCGAACAGGGTGGTTGGCACGAAGAAGTATTCTTTTCTTGGATGCGTGTCGGAATGTGCCGAGAGTTCCAAGGAAAGCCAGTCGAACAGATTGCCGATGCATTCATGATGGCGTTTGAATCTGCACCAAATCGTGTAGAGCCACTATACCATCTATCCTGCATCTACAGAAAGTACAATCGTCCAAGGAATGCTTTCTTGATTGCACACCTAGGCGCTCATATTCCAGTTCCACAGAATGACATTTTATTCGTTGACAATGCCAATTATCTGTGGGGCATCTTTGACGAGATCGGAACCACGGCTTTCTATGCAGGAATGCCCCAGTTGGGAATGCAATGCTGTCAAAAGCTCCTAAACGAGCCTTATCTACCAGCGGAGCATCGTGAAAGAGTTCAAAACAACATGAACATCTACAGTAAGGCATTTCAGCAGTTCCAAATGAACTTGGAACAGCAGCAAAAGCAATGGGCTGAAAAGATTGCCAAGGAATCCAATAAGACCACGTTGAACGTAAGTCCAAATGCAGCCACAGTGAAATTATAAATATTTCAGTAATGGCTGACTCTTATGATCCTACTGTAATAAGAGGCGATACCCTCCGTTGGACTATGTTTCTCCGAAATTCATCGGGGGGAACATATGATTTGACTGGTTCGACCTTGAAAATGCAGGTTCGTAACGGACAGTGGCCATCAAAATTATTTGCTTCCTATGAAGCAGGCATAACGGCTGGAAGCGTCATGACAATTCCGGGCGGTGTGTGTGGCGGAATTTCCGCCAATGCCGTTGGAAACGTTGTTGTGTGCGTAGGTGCCGATGACACGGCAAAATTTCCACCATATACCAAAGTATTTTATGACATACAGGAACAAAAAAACACGGGAGACATTGATACACTCATGAGTGGGAATATCACTGTCTTGCCTGACGTAACAAGAGGATAAAATGAGCAACCCACAGATCACCGTCACAACTACACCACCAAACCAAGTTCAAGTGCTTGACGGTTCAATTGCCGTCAGCATACCAGCAAGCGTATCTTCTCTCAATGGTTTGATTGGAAATGTGAGTTTGTCGGGAAACACTGGGGTAGTTGTTCAAAGTGTAGCCAATACAATATCAATTGGCATAACAAATGTTGTATCCAGCATAAACAATCTTCGCGGGGTTGTTGGTCTTTTCGGTGACAGTAATATTAACATTCAAACTTCCGGAAACACTGTGGCATTTGGTTTGACAAATGTTGCTAGAACTAATGTTTCGCAATCATTTTCTCAACCTCAGGAATTTTCCAATGGAATATCGACCAAAGGAATAACCCTCACCGAAGGTTCAGGGTTAAGATTTTCAAATTATGTGATAAGAGCAACGGGTTCAAATATAATTATTGGATCTACAACTAATGTGTCTAGTCCGTCAATTAGTAATTTAAACAATGTAATTTCACTTGGAGACACTAATTTAACAAAAACAATTCAAGGAACTAACATAGTTGGAATAGGTAGAAGAGCTTTAGAAAATTTAAACTCAGGAACAAATGTTGTTGCGATTGGAACTCTTGCTGGAACTTGCAGTTCCACTAGACTAGAGGTAACAGACGTAAATAATGGAATTTTTATAGGAAATAGTACAAAACCACTGAATACCACTTCTTTTAATGAAATAATAATTGGCACTGCAATAGAAGGTCTTGGAAATAATACAACGGTAATTGGGAACAATTCTACCACAAAAACCAAATTGCAAGGGCTTTTGGAATTAGATGATGGTGTGGCTTCCCTTAACGTAAAAAACAAGATAATAAGAATTGAACAACCACAGACAATAGTTGATCCATTCGTAGAGGGCTCACCGGGTGTAATGTGCTGGGATGACAACAATCTTTACATAAAAACCAATCAAGGCTGGAAACAACTTGCCTTGACACCAGTTACGGGAAATTTGACTGGCATCACATTTGATTTTAGATTGTTGCCTGCTGATTTTACAAACTACTTGACATTCCTTCGTGGAAGCAGTGCATCATATTTAAATGATGCGGGATTGACGTATGTACAGCAAGATATTCCAAGAATTGCTTACTATTTGAATTCGAACGGAAACATTGAAGATCTGGCAGGTCTGTTGGTTGAAGGTAGTTCTTCAAATTTATTGCCTTCTTTGGAAACTTTTTATGATTCTGGAAGTTTTTGGCAATCAACTAGTCCCTCATCTTTAGATGTTATCACGGGATCTTGCAATGGAACAGATTTATTTGGAGAAAATAATGTTCTTCGCTTAACCCCAATTGGTTCAGGAAACATACAACACTATATTTCTTCTAATCCTGGCCTTTTCCCTCCACCACTTGGAACAATCGGACAATCTTCAACAATTTCAATTTGGGCCAAAAATTATAGCTTAGAAGAACCACTGTATTTGGCCATACAAATGGTAGATCAAGCGTGTACCATTACATGTGATTTAGCAGAAAACAGATTTGACATTGATTCCCGTTTTGCAGCAATTCCAAGACCTGTAGGAAAAATTACATCTTATCCCGATGATTGGAAAAAAATTACATTTACTTATACTAATAAAGAAAGTGTCAATAATAGTATTAGAATATATGTTACAAATAATTTTACAAATTATAATGTGGGCTTTACTGCAGCGGGTTATGAAGGTACAGGAATTTTAGTTGCAGATATTCAATTAGAAAATCAAACTACAGATTCTTCTTACATCAAAACTGTTGGTTCTTCAGTTACAAGAAGCCCCGACAGACTGTTCATGGATGGTGTATCTTTTTCTTCTTGGTTTTCTGCAACAAGTGGCACCTTTGTCGCCCTTGTAGATAATTCGTTGCAAGACAATACGATACACACACAAGGAAATGTAAGAACTCTGTTTTCCATTAACTACGCACCCGGAAGCACCAATGGTTTTGCAGTTGAGCGTGTAATGGGCATGTGTGGTTATAGATTTATATCACACAACAATGGCATTTCTTATAATTTTGGTTCCAATATAAATCTTAATACAGTCAAAAATTCAATTATTGCATTGAGTTACTTTAATTTTAGTGATTCGATCATGGGTGTATGTGCCTCAATCAACGGAAGTAACACAGAAGGCATCACAATTGACAGAACACAATTCGGAATCTGTGGTGCTTGTTTCTTCTCCATTGGATACAAAGGCGCATCCACCGCAGCACAAGGTTTTAATTTTTACAATGGCGTGATCAAAAAAATAACCTATCTAAATGGCGCAGCATTGGATCTCAAGAGTTTGAGCACTTACCAAGAATAAGACTAAATAAAGGAAATCATGTTCTTTGGAAAGAACAAGACATCTTTAAGACTTTCAAGACCACACCCAATACTTGTGGAAGGTTGTGAATATCAAATTGTAGACTCGGTAAGAAATCCCACAAAGGTATCTGTTGGCGTTGGTATTACCAAAGTATTGTTGAAAGACAAAGACGGACAAGAATTTGTAGTTGAAGGAAACTCTTCAAAGATCAAAGAACTTTTGATTCCCGTATACATCTTTGAGAATGTTGAAGGGCCTTCATTTCGTCTGAGACTTCCTGTTGGTTCTCTTCAAAAGAATACTCTTCTCAAGGAAACAAATTCAGTACACCCAGATGAAAAAATATATCTGGGACATGGTGTTTCTGAAAGATATTTCATACAACAAAAAACCAATAAGATTGTAAAATTTATTGGAAATCCTTCACAAATAAAAAACATCGTAGAAGAGATTGTAGAAACACCAAAAATTGTTTCTCAACCAGTTGTTCAACAGCCAGTTCAATTGGTTGAAAAAACAATTGTCAGAGAAATAGTACCTCAATTTGGTGCACAAGGAATTCAAGGTGAACCCGGTCCTGTCGGCCCAAGAGGAGAAAGAGGTCCTGCTGGTCCTCAAGGTCCTGTTGGTCCTAAAGGTCCTGTTGGGCCACAGGGAGAAGTTGGTCCTGAAGGTCCTGTTGGTCCTCAAGGAGAAAAGGGAGATCAGGGCGAGGAAGGACCAGTTGGTCCTGTTGGCCCACGCGGTTTGCAAGGCCCTCAAGGACCCAAGGGTGTTCCCGGAGAAAAAGGTGAGCAAGGTGATATGGGTCTGCAAGGTCCGATGGGTCCACAAGGACCAAAGGGCGACCAAGGAGAGAAGGGTGATCGTGGAGAACGTGGACCAATCGGCCAACAAGGTCCAATTGGTCCAAAGGGAACACAAGGTCCTGCTGGTTCTCAAGGTCCTGCTGGTCCCAAGGGCGATCCCGGAATTGTAGAAGCACAGTTTCCATTAATCTTGGAAGATGGTGTTCTTTCGTTCAACTCTGAACACGTTTCTTCTGTTCTTGACAAACTCAAGAATGATGATGTTCAAAAGGCAATCAATCAAATTGCAATGGCAACACCCGGTGGTGGTGGTGCAGTTGATGTTGCTCTGAACGGTGACAAGATTCTTCGTTCTGTCGATACCATGAACTTCATTGGTTCTGGAATCACTATCACAAGAAGAAGAAAAAATGTTGACATTGATTTGAGTGGATTGTGTGGGGGTGGAGGAGGTGGTTCTCAAGGTCCTACTGGTCCTCAAGGTCCCACTGGTGCTCAAGGTCCAACAGGACCAGTAGGCAATTATGTTCAATCTATTGCATCTCCAAATGGAAGTCTAACAATAGATCCTTCTAGTGGAATTGGTGTTTTAAAAATTGAAGTTACCGATCTACCAAAATCTATTGGTGGTTCAGTTCAATATAGAGATTCAAGTACAGCGAGATTAGCTGCACAAGCAAATTTTAAATTAGACACAACAACTCAAAACCTTGAAATTCCAAAGGGATTGGTGATTGGAACTACAACAGGAGCTTTTATAGCATTTGCTGATGGCTCAACACAATCTTCAGCAGCAAATAGATTTTATTATCAGTCTGCATCACCATCCGGAATAACCCAAGGCGACAGGTGGATGGATTCTGACAATGGTATTGAGTATGTTTACATCAATGATGGAAACGGTTCTCAATGGGTCCAACCAACAAATACAGCAACAACTTCTGGTGGTGTATCATCAATTCTCACCACAACTTCCGTCACGGGCTCTTCATATTCAGCAACACCATTGGATTATTACATTGGTGTGAGTTATGGTGGTCCAGTTACTATTACACTTCCAACAAATCCAGAAACAGGAAGACAAATTGTTGTCAAGGATGAATCTGGCAATGCGGGAAGTGGAGCAAGCAGATATATAACAATTGTTGGTGCAACCTCATCACAAACAATTGATAATCAATCTTCTGCAATATTAAACATAAACAATGGGGGCTTACATTTCATTTACAGAAATGGATGGAGAATAATATAATGTCATACCTATTCAATGATCAAATCGGATTCAAGGGAAATGCAGTTGATGCATTCAATCGTCTAAAAGTTAGCAATCCTTTTACCTTGTTTGACAGTCAACAAAGATACCAAGTAAGTGACAAATGGGATTACAGAGGTGCAACTGGCGGAACATATTCTTATAATATGACAGAAAGCACAGTATCATTAACTTCAGGACTGACAGTGGGATCCAAACTGTATTCTGAAACAAAAAAGGTATTTCCATATCAACCAGGAAAGTCTCTTACAATAATAAACACATTTGCAATGTCTCAACCAAAAAATGGTTTGAGACAAAGAGTTGGTTACTTCGGAGTTACTGGTGGCGTTACCGCCGCAACTCCATACAATGGAGTATATTTGCAACAAGATGGTCTTACTTTATCTATTTGCTTGGCTTCGGCTTCGTTAAATACCACACAGACAGTACCACAATCAAACTGGAACAGTGATCGATTTGATGGATCTGGTTCTTCTGGTGTAACTTTAGATGTAACAAAAGGAAATATTTTTTGGATGGATGTCGAATGGTTGGGTGTGGGTGATGTTCGAACTGGATTTTTTATAGACGGAAAACCCATTGTAGCACATACATTCTACAATACGAATAAAAATTCCACAACCTATATGACAACTGCATGTTTGCCTTTGAGATATGAAATTGAAAATACTTCTAGCCAAGCAACAAGCAGTACCATGAAACAAATTTGCTCAACGATATTGTCTGAAGGTGGATATGAAGGATTCAGCAGAAGATATAATATAACACATAGTGGAACTACACCCCATACTTTAACAACAGCAGGAACTCAATATCCACTGGTTGCAATACGATTGGCCCCCGATAGATTGGATAGTATTATTGTGCCGTCAAATATTAGTGTGGCAATAGAACCGTCAGGAAGCAACAAACCATTAGTAGTGCAATACAGAATTTTATTAAATCCAACTTTAACGGGAAACACTTGGACAACACATTACAATGGAAATGTTCAATATAATATTACGGCTACAGGGGTTACTGGTGGGACTGATATTGTCGGTGGATATATAAGTAGCAGCGGAACCTTGGATGTATCTAGCATAAATGATTTTAATTTTCAAATAGGAAGAACACAACTGGGAGTAAGCGATACATTTGTTCTCGTACTGGTTCCTACGACAGATAACACACAAGGTTATACAGATCTTTCTTGGTTTGAAATCATATAAATATTAAGACATGCCTCTAGATTTTCCAACATCTCCCACATTCGGTTATATTTACACCTTTGGTGGTCGTTCTTGGCAGTGGAATGGAACTGCTTGGGATGTGTATGCAACAGCAGCGAATGCAGTTACATTTTTAAATGGATTTACAGGAAGCATTAATATTCTTGGAAGCACATTTATTGGTGTTTCCGGATCTTCTAATAATATAACAATAAGTTATACGGGAACTGGTGCCATGGGACCAACTGGTCCTACTGGTGATCAAGGTCCACAGGGAATTCAAGGTCCTATTGGACCTACTGGTTTCACTGGTGATCAAGGTCCACAGGGAATTCAAGGTCCTATTGGCCCCACTGGTGATCAAGGTCCACAGGGAATTCAAGGTCCTATTGGACCTACTGGTTTCACTGGTGATCAAGGTCCACAGGGAATTCAAGGTCCTATTGGATCTACTGGTTTCACTGGTCCAACGGGTCCACAAGGAGTTACTGGACCAGTTGGAAGTTATGTAATAACTTTGAATGGTTTAAGTGGAAATGTTGGCCTCGCTCAAGGAAGCAATATAACCATAACTACATCTGGAAACACTCTTACGATTGCTTCTAGTGCTTCAGCAGCAGATCCTTTTGAATTAATTTGGTTTTTGGGAGGATAAATTATGGCATCAAACGGAAGAAATCGTGGTTACATAGGAAGAAATGAGATTACTTCTCCAAAAGGAGTAATTGATGGTCGTCAACAATATTTGAATGAAGAAATAAATAATTGGAATATTGGAACTGATTGGGTTAGACCAATAGAATGGCTTTCAATTCCTGGTTACACATCTGGCCAACAAATTGTTTATGGGTTGTTGGCAATTACGGATGATGAATTAGACTCCAACAGCATTGGCATGCAATGTTCCGGAGCATACAATGTAAATTGGGGTGATGGTACAACTGGAAGTTTTTCTTCTGCAGGAATAGCAAGAAAACAATATAATTATAACTCCATATCTACGACATCAGGTACTACATCATTAGGTTATAAACAAGTTTTAGTCA